TTACTCCTTTTTTGATAGCTCGATCAACCGGTCTTCTATTGTTCTGTGGCCTTCGGGATTGTCGGATATATCCACGGCGACACTTTGAATCTTCGGCACGACGTACTGCATCAACTTTTCTGCGATTGTCAAACGGTCCTTGGGCTCAAGAAGCAACCAGTCTTTTGTCATTAATCCGCTTGCCTGATACTCCTCCAATAGATTTGATATGATGGCCTTATTCAAAGCCGTCACTTTGTTCGGTGTTCCGGCCGTGCGTCCTCCTGTTTTTCTGCCTTTCATCAGTAAATACATAAAATCCCCGGCCGAAGATAATACCTTAAATTGGCAGGAGAATTTTAAGTTTTGAACCATGATAGGAAGTATCGTAGGTGGCGCCCTGAAGATTGGCAGTGCGATTTTCGGCGGCATCAAGCAAGCCAAGGCAGCGAAGAACGTCCAAGAGAACCTTCGTAATCAGATGAAGGAGAATCAGGAATGGTATGATCGCAGATATAATGAAGATGCGACGCAGCGCGCGGATGCACAGCGCCTTATCACCATGACCGAAGAGAGTATTCGGAATCGGAATCGCCAGGCGGCCGGGACGCAGGCCGTAATGGGTGGTACCAACGAAAGTGTGGCTGCGGCCAAGCAAGCCAACAATGCGGCCCTGTCCGACACAATGAGCCAGATTTCTGCGGCTGCCGGACAGCGCAAGGATGCAATCGAGCAGCAGTACCAACAGCGGAAGGATTCCCTGAACCAGCAACTCGCGGAGGTCGAAATGCAAAAGGCCAAGAATATCGGAGATGCAGTCTCCGGAGCAGCATCTGCTGCAAGCGATATTGCTGGATTGGATGGATTGAACACGAGGTAGATTATGGCAACAAAGGACGAGATATTGGCTGCGACACGAGCTGGATTGCAGGATGACGCTACCGCGTCTCCTGCCTCCTCCAGTTCGGATATCAAGCAACAGGCCCCAATCGGGATTAAACCGCCTGCGGTTGGGGGTATCAAGATGCCGAAGTCCACAGAGGCTGTGTCAACTGTGGCCACACAACCCAAAGACCAGACCGGTACATCCGATGAAGAAGGCTTTTTTACTCGCTTTTACACGGCCCACAACCCCTATAAAGAACCATCGCCCGAGGAGCTGGAGAAGGAGCGACGTCGGCGAAAACGCGAAGCGATCTTTTCGGCAATCGGTGATGGAATTTCGGCCATGGCCAACCTCTACTTCACGTCAAAAGGGGCTCCGAGTTCCTACGATCCCCGGGCCAGTCTGTCGGGTCAGGCCCGACGGCGCTGGGACATGATTGATGCAGAGAGGGCAAAGCGTAAAAGCGAGTGGACGGAAGGCTATATGCGCGCGAAGAAGGCGGACGAGGAAAGCGAACGTGATTTGCGAAACTGGAGGCGGATGTTGAGCCGTGATGCTGAATCGGATCGACGTTACAAGGCCGAGCAGATCTTCAAGGAGCAGCAGCAACAGGCGGAAGAGAAATATCGGGAAGATAAATTGAAGGCAGAGGCAAAAGCTGCCGAAGAGGCCAAAAGAAGATTCAATGTTCAGCAGGCAGGCCTGAACGAACGGGCGAAACTGGCTGCAGAGACACGAGAGAAGGCCGCAAAAGCATCTGCCGCCCGCGCTGTCCGAGGCAGACAACTCGGTTTCGCCTACGATGACGGGAACCAGGTCAGCATCTATGAGAACGTGTGGAAAGGTTCCATGCAACTGGTATACGATGAACTTGTCGATGACATGCGAAAGGCACACGAAGCCGATCCAGATAATAATCCGTATGTGCCTCGTCATCGTACAGAACGAGAAAAGGAAGACTTTGTAAAACAGAACTGGACGAAGTCTCCACGGGCAAGGCAACGCATGCTGTTCCTGTCAACGATTGATCCGGCGACGATGACAAGTGATGTTTCCGAAGAGGAGGTCATCGACTACAACCCCGAAGAAGAGGAGGAAATAATTGATTATGTACCCGGGAAATAACTGAACCATGCCGATATTCGAGTACGAAGGGAAGAAATACAATGTGCGTGATGAGCACATGGATCAATTCATCAATGAATTTCCGGATGCCACGTCCGTAATGGAGCGCGACGGAAAGAAATATCGCGTCAAGTCGTCCGATTACAAAACATTCCTGTCGGAAAAGCCGCAGGAATCTGTCAAATCGGATGTGGATGCTTCGGCGCCGCAACAGAAAAAAAAGGCCGTCTTTGCCGCGCAGACAGCGCAGATGTTGGAGGGCGGCAAGGAACAGGCGCGGCAAGTGGCACGAAACAGCGACTGGAATTTCCGAGATTCGGAGGGAGCTGCACAGCCGCAAAAGACGGAGGTGTGGCGTGCTCCGCTGCAACCGGCGAAGGATGCAACCGAAGAGTTGCGCTTTCCGTATGCGCCCTACTCTGTTCCGCAGGATGATCCTGAATCCGCAAGCAAGCAGACGGATAGAGCGCAGGTAAAAAGCAGGGAAGATGCGAATCGGCTGCAGGTAGCCAATCTGACCGCATTTATCGACAAGGAGATGGAGCGACGTGGCCGGGAGCTCGACGCCGAAGCGCAAGCTCGGCAAAAATATTGGTGGAACGCAATGCCCCTTGTTCCGAGAGCCGGCATGACCTATGATCGAATTACTCAAAACGATCGGACTACGGACAGTGAATATCGGAATCTTTCGGCCGCCCGAAACGCATTGCTCGATGCGCAACGGATGATCGACGAGGCAGATGCCGCGCAACGTGATAACAGGTATCACGAATGGGCCCTCACTCGCTTTGGCAAAGGAGCAGCACGCGGGTTTGGAGACAAACTGTTCGATGCCAGGACCTGGGACATGGGGCTGCGTGATGCCTCGGATGCTCTCGCATTGAATAAAGCATTGACCGCGTTCGACAATGGCGAAGCTCTCACTCCGAGCCAGCAGGCGATGCTCGATGCCAAAGCCGTAGAGCTGGCGACTGTCGCCTACTTTGGCTCTTCTATCAGCCGTGGATACACTGCCGGGGCTATTGCTGCCAACAGCATCCCGTTCATGCTTGAATTCGCGCTGAACCCGTTGTCCACGACCGGCAAGACGGCAGTCAGCAAACTGTCGAGATATGCCCTCAAACGCTTCGGTAAAAAGGCTCTCAAGCGGAATGCAACGAAATATGCAGCCTCCCGTATGGCCGCCCGCGTAGCCGGAGATATAGCCGGAGCTGCCGCCATGACTTCGACGACCGGCTCGGTCCGCACCGTTGCGGATGCTGCCAACCGGATGAACGGGCAGATCTATTTTGACACGGACGAAAATCTGAACGCCGTATTCGACGGACACGCCGAAGGAGATACGCTCGGAGCGGCCATTGCCAAGGCATTCGCATCGACGACCATTGAGAACTATTCCGAGATGGTCGGCGCATATTTTGCGCCTGTGCTTGGCGCAGTCGGCAAACAAGTCCGCTCCGGAATGGGAAAGATAGGTCTCGGAAAGGTCATGCAGTTTGTCGATGACGTCTCCATGTCCGATGTCGGTCGCCTTATATCCGACTTCGAGCGGAATGCACAATGGAACGGCTTATTCGGTGAATATGCCGAAGAGGTTGCCGGAGGTATCATGAATGCCCTTGTCGTCGGCGATCAGACGCTCGATACGGACGAAGATACCGGTGTGTTCAATCTCAACAACAACATTGATACATTCCTCGGCGTCTCGCTCATGGGCGGGTTCTTCAGTTCTGTGAAGACGGTCGGATATCGAACGCCCAAATACCGGGCCCGGCGCAGCATGAAACGTGCGGACCATCGTGCTGCCGCCGTATTCGATGATCCCGAAAAGTGGAATGATCTCCGCAGCGCCATGGAGTCCGATGAAGGTATGGAACAGGCGCTCGTGCAGGTAGTAACCGATCCGGACCTGACAGAGAAGCAGAAGGCCGCCGTCCTCGAGTATGCAAAAGCCAAAATGTTCCATGACGGCATGTTGATGGGTGAATCCAAGCGACGCACCGACGAAAACTCCGATCCGGAACAGATTGATTCCGAACTTTCATTCGACAACGGCTATTCGCTTGAAACGCCGCAGGAGATGAATGATGCTCGGAACATGCTCGATTATCGAAGGGAGGAGGTCGCGCGGTACTTCGGACTTACCGATTCGCAGGAGACGGACCAGTTCGTCGGCGATGATCCTCTTGCCAGGATCAGACAGATGCGCGAACTGGGAGACGAAGAAGGTGCGCAACATCTCATGGACTATGTGAATGCCAGAGCTACTTATGACGGCATGATGCAGCGCATCCAGGATGACATTGACGGGCGTGTCGATGCTGGCCGGGCATTGATCGACAGCCATGTCAATTCGGAAGACGGCATGGTGCATCCGGCGACACTGAACGTCGACGATCGCAAGGTGTACATCGTGTCGGGAACTGTCTCCATGACGGCCGACGGCACCATGATAGATCGTGATGCTTCGGATGAGAGTGTGGTGATCCGGGATGCGGAGACCGGGAAGCTGGAGTTTGCCGCACCCTCGGCATTCAGTCACGTCGGGATGCCGGAAGACCCGGCCAGGGAAATGCAGGCATTGCAGGTTCAGATCGAAGAGGAACAGGCGCAGCAGGCTGCCGACAAGATCGATGGCGTCGTGCCGTTCCATCCGGGATATGGATATATCCTTACGGATGACCAAGGCATTGAGCATACGGCATACATGGTTGCTGACAATGGTGATGGAAGCGTTCAGGTTACAATCGACGATGACCAGACGCCCGTTAATATGGCCAAGGAGCAGATCCAGCAAATGGTGGATGCCACGAATATGTCTCGTCTGCAGCAGCACCTCCAGCAACAGGCAAGCGAAAGAGCCGAACTTGCTATGGAAGAACAGCCGGACATCCCGTCATCGGTCCTTGATCGCATACCGAAAGATGAGCAGGGAGAGCCGCTCTATGAACAGGTGGACAGCGACACGGCATGGGATGCCATTGTCGAGAAGACGGAGGGCGACGAGGCTATGGCGCAGAATGTCGCCGAATCCATGCTTGCCGACAAGAAATCCGAGTTAAAAAAGATCGAGAAAACGAAGCCGAAAGGCGGTATATCCGTTGCTGAAAAGATTGCGGCGGAGAGGGAAAGAAAGGCGGCCATAGAGCAGGCAAAACAGCAGGTAGAGATATGGGAGCGTATCTCCATGACCGCCAGCCGCCGAAAGGCAGAAGAGGAAGCACAGCGCAGACGACAGGCCGAGGACGCTGCCGCGCTCAAGAAGGTTGAAGATGAAAAGCTCCGGGCGGAGCGTGAGGAAGAGGAGCGCATCAGACGTGAAGCGCTCAATGGTGTTCCCGACATCGTGGACGACACCCCGCAAGACGCACGGGCGCGAGGCTATCGCCGGGTAAACGGCTATAAGGTTGACCGACAAGAGCCGGTACCGGCTCTGCGTGGCAGGACGGTAGAAGTGAAATTCAGCAACAACATCATCCCGGGTGGTCGTGTCGCAGTCATTGAAGTTGACCAGCTGCAGCCAAGTCATTTGAGAGGTATCCGCAACCCGATGCACTTCATAGACGAGGCTCAACCCAAAGAGCGCAACGACGCTGCAAGCGTTCTCTCTGCCGACGAAATAGCAAGAAATATCAGACCCGAAGAAATCACGTCGTCCGTAACTGCCTATACGGGTGCGCCGACAGTGAATGTGCGCGGAGAAGTGATACAAGGCAACAACCGCAGTTCCGCCCTGCGTCAGATGTGGAATAGCCATCCGGAGCAGGCAGAACAATACAAGCAGTACATTAAAGAGCATGCCGACGAGTTTGGATTGAAAGCCGAGGAGATCGACGCAATGGAGCGTCCCGTGCTGGTGAATATGCTCGATGTGGAAGATGCGGATGCAATTACGCTTGGGCAGTTCGTTGCACAAGACATTGAAAGCGGTGGTATCGAGCGGATCAAGCCCAAGAACGCAGTCAGGAAAATGGGTGCGGAAATGCGCTCGTTCGCCAACCTGCTGCTCCGTTCCGTGGACGATGAGACTTCTTTTGCCGGCTTGGTGGATGCAAACGGAGCAGAGACTCTGCGTTGGATGCATCAGCGCGGCTACATTACTCCTACACAGTACAAGAGTGCGTTTGACAGCAAAGGCGCAATTACTGCCGAAGCCAAGAACGATTTGAAGGGCATCATGTACCAGAGCATATTCAAGGGCGGCAACACCCGGCTGGAAGAGATGTTCAACGCCATGCCGTCGAAGGCACAACGTGCCATCCTTGCAACAGCATTCAGGGATTATGAAAGCCCGAATACGGAACGAATGCTGGATGAGATACAGAACTCGATCAGAGCTTACAACGCGATGTCGCAAGATGCGGCATTTGCTGCGGCCGGGAACTGGAAGGAGGCACGAATGGCGGTTGAAGGCTGGAAAAAACAGTATGTAATGGATGATGTTTCCGGTGAAAGTTTCCTGCCTGCCGAGAAATTCAGTAACTTTGCACTGCATCTGGCCACGATGTACAAAGGCGAGAGCCAAGGGATTATTCAGAACACATTTAACCGTTTGTATGACCTTATTCAGGGCACGCAGGAAGAAAATCTGTTTGAGCAGCCGGACAACACGCCAAGGACACTCGTGCAGGCAATCAAAGAAGTATTAAACATCGACTATAATGGACAACCTCGAAGTAATGTATTGGCTGGCGATAGTACAGCAAGCCAAAGAGGGCGACAAGGAGGCACAGGAACTCTTGCGCCAGGAAGACGAGTTCAGAACGGAGGCGGGACAACCGACCGTACAGGAAGCCTTGAGGCAGAAAGCGGAACAGGCGGCGCATCCCTACATCAACCCGAATCCGGACGAGCGGGATTTGAACAAAATCCTGATGGAGGACGGTCGGGAGACGGCGGCGGAATGGTTGAAAACGCAGCCGGAGCGATGGCACAGCTTGGCAACCGAGGCGATATACGAGTGTTTGAAGAGGGGTTGGACACTTCATATAGGTCATATTCAGATGATAGCGAGAGAACTCGACGCGAAGCGGAATCCGAAAGGCTGGTAAACATTGCCAAGCAACATGGACTGTTCGTCTCTGACGAGATTATCAAGTCTTTTACAGGCAAAGTAGCAAAACGAACAGGCGAAAGCGCTGTTTACATTGACAAAGAGGCAGGAAAGGTAACAAAGGTCAAAGACCCATACGCCAAGTCTGCCATGAAGAGTGGCGTACAACCCGAAGATGCGGCCTTTGAACATCTTGTGCATAACCTTCTATTCCCTGAAACCGCCTACACATTGGTTGGTATCAGCGAGAATTTGGGCGATGTGCGTATTGTGCTTTCTCAGGACTTTGTACAGTCCAAAGGACAACCAACAAAGGAACAGATTGCTAAAGCGCTTGCCGCAAAAGGTTTATTCCCGGAAGATAACTACTCTTTCGGTAATGAGTTTGTGTCTGTGACCGATGTAGAGGGCGATAATGTCCTTTTGGGCGAAGATGGTACAGTTTACTTCATTGACCCTATTATCCGTTTCAAAAAGCCCTTGAGAGAGGTTGTCGTCGCGCTCGGCGGAGTCGAAAAACAAGCTCCGACTATCGGCGAGCAGGTGCGGGCTGCTGAAACGGAGGTAGACACCCACCCTACTGACAAGCAAAAAGAGGCAGGCAACTACAAGAAAGGACACGTACAAGTAGGGACCTTTAATGTCACGATCGAGAATCCGAAGGGTTCGATCCGCAGCGGTATTGATGCCAACGGGAACAGGTGGGAAACCGCCATGCAAAACACCTACGGCTATATTCGTGGTACGAAGGGCGTGGACGGGGACCACATAGATGTTTTCCTGGCTGATGATATTGACGGCTGGGACGGTCGTCGGGTGTTTGTCATCGATCAATACAATGAGGACGGTACGTTTGACGAGCATAAGGTGATGCTTGGGTTCAACAATGAAGCCGACGCACAGCGTGCATATCTTTCCAATTATGAAGCCGGATGGGCCGACAGTCGCAAGATTGTATGCACGTCGGTGAACATGGAAGACTTTGAGAAGTGGATCGACAGCAGCCATCGCAAGACCAAACCGTTTTCGGAGTATAAGGGCATTCAAAAAGAAGCGGTTGCGACAGCGCATCCGCAACAGCAGAAAGAAGCCGGACAGCAGCCGGCAGACGGTTATACCGTAGAGCGTCGTTTCCACAAAAAGAACGGCACGTACATTCATGCAGTGAAGTTTACCGAGCAGATGCCCCGGGAGCGTTTCATGGAGTTGAAAAAGCGTGTCAAGGACTTCGGCGGATATTATTCCTCGTTCGGAAAGGGGGGATTTATCTTCGACAACGAAGCAGATGCCCGCAAATTTGCCGATGCTGTGCTTGATCCGACCGGAGAACATCTTGACGACGCTGCACCGGTTTCCATTGCAGATTTGCGAGAAGTTAAGACTTCCAATACTTACATTCAGCCAATCGGGCATGGCGCATTCGGGGATATATACGACCAATTCAAGGGGAAAGCACAGGAAGCTATAGCATTTCTGACCGAGAAACAAGGCGGAGAAGCCATAGGTGCGCTGCATCATAAAGATGTCGGTGATATTGACCTTGTATGGGGAAATGAGAAAATGGGATTACTACATATCATTGACAAACATTCAGGAGTATTGGATAACCTGCAAGGCAAATTAAACGATATGCATATTGTGTCATCGTCAGACAATCGTATTGTTCTTGAAAGTGACACGAATAAAGCTGTCGTAAGCAATGATTGGTACGGTGAAAAAACAGATAATTGGCTTCTTACCGCTTATGAGAAGAAAAAAGGTGTTTCTGGCGGTAGTATTGACATCGATCCAGAACCCGTAGGCAAGCAGAATGGCACAGCTCCTCTGCAAAACACCTTATCTACTGACAAAGATAGTGATAATCCGTCAAACAAACAAAATCCGAGCGGGAATAAACTTGTCACGGATGAACGGTACGAGGAGCTGAAAAGACGGATGCGGGCCAAGCTGGAACAGCTCAATATGGGGATAGACCCCGAAATGCTTGCAATAGGCACCGAGATGGCCGTATACCATATCGAGAAGGGCGCCCGCAAGTTCGCAGAATATGCGAAGGCGATGATTGCCGACCTCGGTGATGCGGTGCGTCCCTATCTCAAATCGTTCTACAACGGTGCACGGGACCTCCCCGAGGTTGTCGGCAGCGGCATGGCGGGCGATATGACCGCTTATGATGAGGTGCGGACATTCGACATTGCCAACTTTGACAAGAAGACTGTCGATTCAATGGCCACCGCCGAGGCGATCGTCGCAGAACAGAAGATAGGCCGACAGGCCGCGGCGGCAAAACAGGAAATCATAGCAGTACGCAACACGGAAAGAAGAAAAAGAGATGAACAGACAACAGCAGATACGGAAGTTGTTGCAGGCGAAGCAGAGACTTTTGCAAGCCAAGCGCAAAGCGACATCGAAACTGCAACAGATGAGCGACAAATCAACGAAACAGTCGCAGGCATAGACACTCAAGTCGAGAAAGTAAACAAGCAGCTTGCCCTGCTCGGATATTACGAGGCGGAGTTTGATGACAAGGATTTCAATGAGGCATACGGCTACATGCGTAATGCCGAGAAGAAAGCCGTCAAGGACGCCAATTCTCTCGCCAAACGGCTTATCCGGGATTTGGGTATTGATCCGGATGCGATCGTCGATCGAAGAGGCAAAAAACGCAGAAGCTACGCAGATGCCAACATTGCGCCTGCCGGTGGAGAGGTGTCCATCCGTTTGCCTTTGGTCCAAAATAGAGAATTATACATCTGCATAAGTCTCGATCCGGACTATCGCGGCGGAACGGAAAAGAGAAACAACCTGTTCGTCGAACACTCCTACTTCCGCATAGAGGACCCTACCGGAAGCGGATATGCCGGTCGGTATATCGGCAGGAACAACTGGGTGAATCCTGATAAGACTTATGCGGACCTGCTTGATGCCATTCGGGCTGAGATTATTTTGGTGGCACCGGAATATGATCTTCCGTCCCGCAGCAATTCCATAGCGGAAGAAACTCCCAAAGCGACGAGGAAATCCCGAAAAAAAGATGTATCTTCGTCAACGGGTGATGTCTCTGTTGCCGATCTGTTTTCGGGCCTGGATGACAATGGAGTGACCAAATCGAGCGATAATGATGCGCCCGTAGATACTGAAACCAAAAAAGATTCGGGAAATGGATTACAGAGAGATGATGCAGGCAGCTCCGAAGGGATGCGAGCCGACGGTGGTAGACACGAAGAGCGATTATCAGGAGGCGCTCGAGAGAGTGGCGAAAGCCAATCGGAAGAAGGTCGAGAACCTGACACCGGAGGAGCGAGAGCAGGCACGGAGGTCGATCGGGCTGTGCGACCTCGACATGCAGGTGCCGTAGCCGCGCCGAAAAACACCCGGAACAATCACTCCGAGCGAGGGGCAAGCCATGCCCCTACCTCGGCAGATGCAAGAATTGCGGCCAACTTCAAGGCTATTGAGCTGGCCAAGCAGCTCGTCGAGAACGGAGAGGAGGCAACCCCCGAACAGATGCAGGTGCTGCGCAGGTACAGCGGTTGGGGCGGCCTGGGCAAGGTGTTCAACGAGAGCGCCAACTATACGCAGAACGGCGTTCAGCATTGGAATGAGCCGACACCCGAAAACAAACGTCTGCGTGAACTCATTGGTGAGCATGCCTATCGGCAGGCTGCAATGAGTGGTAACAGCGCCTATTACACTCCCACCTACATCATTGATACCCTATGGGACATTGCACGGCAAATGGGCTTCGAGGGCGGCAACATCCTTGAAGGTTCAGCAGGCATCGGCAGTATTCTCCAGCAGATGCCGGCCGACATCAGTGAACGCAGCGACATACATGCCATAGAGATAGACGAAACATCGGGCACGATCCTTTCGTTGTTGTACCCCGATGCGAAGGTGGACATACAAGGCTTTGAGAAGACCCGCATCCCGAACGGCAGCGTAGACCTGGCCATCACCAACGTACCGTTTGTCACGGGACTGAATGTGGAGGATACGACAGGCGACAAAGACCTTTCCAGAAAATTCCGAAACATACATGATTTCTGTATCGCCAAGAACGTGCGCAAGTTGCGTGAGGGCGGTATCGGAATCTTCATAACCTCCAACGGAACACTCGACAACAGTAGGAAACTGCGGGAGTGGGTTGTCGGTACCGGAGGCGCTGATTTTGTCGGGGCCTTCCGAATGAACAATCAAACATTCGGAGGTACGTCCGTGACGTCAGACATCATCGTCATCAGAAAGAGGGTGAACGGTCGTAAGGCTCCATACGCCATTGATGTGAGCACCGTTACGGGTGAACGCACGGTGCAATACGAAACCGGCGAGACACGCAAGATAAAGGGGCAGGACGTTCCGGTTGTCAAGCAGCTGGCCATGGATTACAACCGCTATTTCATCGAACACCCCGAGAATATGGCCGGTGTGATGCGTTTCGGCTTCGAGGAAGGCGACACATTCAGACCGACATCCAAAGGACTTTTCCCGACAAGAGACAAAAACCAGGAGCAAATGTTGACGGATTTTGTCAACAGTTTCTCCGGCAAGCAGTGGACAGAAGATGCGGACCAGCCCGTTACCGGACCAGCAGACAGCCGTTTTGTAGAGGACAAGTCGTCGGACGGCAGGAAGATAGGTGAAATGTATGTCAATGACGGCAAGCTCGTCATTGCCAACATCGGAGGCTATTATCCTCTCGAGGTGAACGGCAACAAGGTCAAGGGACATACGAAAGTCGAGTGTTTCAATGCTTATGCGGCCATCAAGAAAGCTCTTGCCGATCTTCTCGACTATCAGATCAACAACGAGGGTGACGGTGGCCTGCGGCCTTTGCTTGAACGGCTCAATCAAGCATACGATGATTTTGTAGCCACATACGGACATTTCAACAAGAATACCGCCATTGCATTCCTCCGCAATGACGTGGACTACCCTAACGTGTTTGCTCTTGAGAAGTACGATGAAACCACCGACGTTTCCGGTCGGGAAGAACGGCATTTCGGCAAGACAGACGTCTTCAGCAAGAGAGTTGTCGAGAAGGAGAAGGAGCCTACCCCAACCAATGTCAAGGACGGTATCATTGCAAGCGTATTCAAATTCGGGCGCATTGATATTCCTTACATTGCCGGGCAACTCGGAGAACCGGCGGAAGAAATAAGGCGAGACATCATCGACAACGGCTATGGATTTGAGGACCCTTTGACGAGACAGTTGGAATTGTCGTATCAGTATTTGAGCGGCAATGTGCGTGAGAAGCTCCGCCAGGCGCAGGAAAACAACGAGAACGGCCTCTATGACGGCAATATCAAGGCACTGCAGGAGGTATTGCCAATGGACATCCCGGCCCACCTGATAGACTTCACGCTTGGCTCGTCGTGGATCGACCCAAAGCTCTATGAGGAATATGTGCAGGATCGCACCGACATTCCCGTGCGCTTTACCTCCGCCGGTGGCACGTGGGTCATGACGACGCCCGATTATGGCCTGGCCAAGGAGAAAAATCGCTCTATGGGTATTGTTAGCCAGATGTTGCACAAAACCATCATGGGACATACCCTCATTGAAGCAGCCATTCAGAACAGAACGATCACCGTATCGGAGACAAAACGCAGATGGGACGGGACGACAGAAACTGTCACAGACAAAGAGGCAACACAGGCCTGTGCAGCCAAGATTGACGATATACGTCAAGACTTCAGGGACTGGGCAAGGCAGAAGATGCAGGAAGACGCGGAAATGTCGGCGCGGATCGAGCGTGTCTACAATGACACGTTCAACAACTATGTGCCCATGAGCATCCCCGATGAATTTGTGCCGGAGTATTTCGGCGGAGCATCGCATGTGTTCAAGATGCGCCCGCATCAGGGTCGGGCCATTGTCCGCGGAACCATGCAGCCGCTGATGCTTGCCCATGAAGTAGGAACAGGCAAGACATTCACGCTCATCTCTACGGCCATGGAGATGCGCAGGCTTGGAACCGCCAGGAAACCTATGATTGTCGTACAGAATGCGACTGTCGGTCAATTCGTGGAAAGTGCAAAAGAGTTGTATCCGAATGCCAAGATTCTGACTCTTGAAGAGGCGGATCGAAGTGAGGCAGGCAGAAAGAATTTCTATGCCAAGATACGGTACAACGATTGGGACATGATCGTCGTCCCTCAATCGACGTTCGAGTTTATTCCCGACAGCGAAGAGCGGCAGATGGCATTTGTACAAGACAGAATCGATGAGAAGATGCTCGTTCTTGAACAGATGAAAGGTGCCGACCCGCGGGGAAACAATGCAATCACCCGACAGGCAAAGCGAGAGATCGAGCAGTTGCGCGAGCAGCTTGCGGGAATTACGGAGGAGGCATCCAGGAAGCGAACCGCAAAAGACCTGAAAAAAGAGGCCATTGACCGACAGAACGCCGAGGTGAGAGCCCGGGAAATGCTCGACCGTCGCACTGACGACGTGGAGAACTTCGATGATATGGGTATTGACGCCCTGCTTGTGGATGAGGCTCACGAATACAAGCACCTCGGATTTGCCACGGCCATGCAGCGAGGAGTAAAAGGTGTGGACCCCTCATACAGCAAAAAGTCGCAAGGTGTTTATCTGAAGACACAGGCCGTGTTGGAGAAAAACAACGGCCGGAATGTCATATTTGCAACCGGCACGCCTATCAGCAACACCGCCGCCGAAATATGGACGTTCATGCGTTACCTTATGCCGTCCGACACCATGAAGGAATATGGCATCTATTACTTCGATGATTTTGTGCGGAACTTCGGAAACATCCAACAGATGCTGGAGTTCACCACGAGCGGCAAGTTTAAGGAAAACAACCGGTTTGCGGGATATGTCAACCTGCCCGAACTTGTCCGTATATGGTCGGGAGTATGCGATACCGTGCTGACGAGAGAAGCAGAGGATGTGAGCAACAAAATACCCGAATTAGAGGGAGGAAGGGCGCAGGACATCTACCTGCCGCAGACCAAGGCTCTGCGAAGCATCATGAAGTATGTCAAGGCGCAACTCGAGGAATACGAGAAAATGAGCGGCAAGGAGAAGAAAGAGAACAGCCACATACCGCTCACGATGTACGGTATCGCCAAAGCTGCCGCCGTTGATGCGCGGCTTGTACAACACGATGCGGAGGACGATCCCAACAGCAAGACCAACGAGGCTGTACGGCAGACCTTGCGTTCGCTGAAGGAGACGGAAAGCTATAAGGGAACTGTTGCCCTATTTGCCGATAACTATCAAAACAAGCAAAGCGGCTTCAATCTCTATGACGACATCAGAGACAAATTGATAGCGGCAGGCGTCCCGGCCGGGCAGATAGTGGTAATGCGATCAGGCATGGCTGTCAAGAAGAAACTTGAAATCTTCGACAAGGTAAACAAGGGTGAGGTGCGTGTAATCCTCGGATCGACATTTACTCTTGGAACAGGCGTAAACATTCAGGAGCGTCTGCATACTCTTATTCACCTCGATGCTCCGAACCGGCCGATGGACTACACGCAACGAAACGGTCGTATCCTGCGGCAAGGGAACAGGCATAAGTCCATGGGAATACCCGTGCGCATTCTTCGTTTCGGCGTGGAAGACAGTCTTGATGTGACTGCTTATCAGCGGTTGAAAACGAAAGGAGCCATTGCCGACAGCATTATGAATGGCAAGGAGTTGATGATGAACAGCATGTCCAATCGCGTGCTGGAGGAGGAAGAAGATGTGTTCGGCGACACCGTAGCGCAACTTTCCGGCAGCGAGTATGCCATGTTGAAGAACAATGCAGAGAAGAATGTGCGCAAGTATGAGAGTCGCAAAAAGCAATGGGAAGCGGACCAAACCTATATCCACAATGCCAAACCGAAATTCAAGGCTCTCATCGCCCAAGCTGAAAAGACGGCCAAAGAGCAACGAGGTTATTTGGATAAGGTCAAAAAGGCATTCCCGAATGGAACTTTCTCCGAGATCAAGGCCGGAAGCCACACCTTCCCCTCTGTTGATGCGATGTCCGACTACATCAAAGACCACAATAAGAGCATTACGGATGCAGCCAAACAGGCAAAGGAGGGAAAGGATGCCTCCGGCGAGACCCGCTCGCTCTCCATCTCATTGGGTGGTTTCACATTCGTCGTGCAGACCAGGATTACCAGCGAAACGTCACGAGTCGGAGGCCAACTGTTTACGGAAACACACCGAAGCATGGTTTACTCTTGCCCCGAACTCAGGCTGTCGGATGTCCCCGTACATCAATCCCTGCTCCGTAATGCCATTGATGACATTGTGGAGAACGTGATTACGGGAAAAGACTTTGCCGAGAGAGCAGATGCAGCAGAACGCAGTGCGGCACACAACCGTTCTGAACTCGAGCAGATCGAGAAGAGAGAGGGCGTGCCTTTTGAGTTTGCCCGAGAATTGGAGGATGCCAAGAAAAAATACCTGGAATACTCCGACGCCATGCGCAAGGAGATGGCGGAGAAAGAGGCAAAATATGCTCAGATGGATGCCGGTATTGAGGCTGCGGATGATATCTCTGTATCCGAAGAAGATTCCGAGCTATATCGTGAGGCAGACGATGTTCAGAACGAGACTAATGAGAAGTTCAACAATGAACTGCAACAACAGATAAACGGGACATTGCCCAAAGGTCATGTGTATGAATTGGGGAATCCGTCTGAAGTATTATTGTCTGCTGGACTTCCTAATCTTCCCATTGAAATGGCGGCTTCACAACTTGCATATAAATCAAGTTCCGGGAAGCATGATTTTGATTTAAGTGAAGTTATGGACTTGCCAAACGCCATCTCCAATCCTATTGCAGTATTTGAATACGGAGATAAAAAGAAAGCTCAGAATATCCTGACCATTCTTGAGCATAACGGAGATCATTTCCTTGTCGGAATGTTCATTCGTCCTACTGTAAAGGGGCGTGTGTTGGAAATAAACAGCATCAGAAATGTATTCCCTAAAAACGGATTAAGTATTGTAAGATGGATTGCTGGTGGGAAACTGACTTATGCAGACAAAAAAGAACTTCTGAATTTTCTTGACCAACAGCGTACCAATTACGCTGACGTGGCTTTTGTCTTGCCTGATGAACAGGTGAAACAAGAAAAGGCAGAAGTTCAAGATAGTGTTGTAAAAAGTAAATCTAATCAGCAGTACAATTCCGCTGACGTTAGAAAACTATTCAACCTTGCTGCAAATATAATAAGAAGCTTCGAGAATCCAAGCATTGACAGGGTGGGAAAAATAGATGAAGATGAGATTTTCAATCAAAAAACGACCATATCGGAACGCGGGGAAATGGTCAATCGAATCAATGACCTTGCGAAGGAACTCAACCTTGACAATGTTGAAGTGATTACAAGTGTAAGCGGTTTGGATGGTAAAAAATCCCGTGCAAAAGGCTTCTATACCAAGAGCACGGGCAAAATCACGATCGTGCTGCCCAACAACAGGAATGTAGCCGACGTCGAAATGACCCTTCTTCACGAGGCTGTTGCACACTACGGCTTGCGTCGGATGTTCGGAAAGCAGTTCGACACATTCCTCGACAACGTATTCAACAATGCAGACAAGGATGTGCGCGGCCGCATTGTTGAACTGTCGAAGAGGAATGGATGGAATTTCCGAACCGCTACGGAGGAGTACCTTGCAAGCCTGGCCGAAACCACTAATTTTGAGCATGCTCGCAACAGTGGATGGTGGAAGAGGATAAAAGAGTTCTTCTTCGATATGCTCCGGAGCATGGGATTCTCAAACATAAACGGAGTAACCCTTACCGATAATGAACTCCGTTATGTGTTGTGGAGGAGTTATGAGAATCTGAAAGAGAACAAGTACGACAATCTGTTCAGCGAAGCTGCGGATGTGGCCAAACAATACGAACTCGGTGTCGGAGAGAATTCTCATATTGAGGATAACGGGTCGACGACTGCCGATCAGCTGTTCCGGGATGGATCTCCCGAAGGTCACGAGCGGGCATTGGCCAGACAACGCTATGAGGAAAGAGTACGGAGTAGAATGTATCAGACGCAGGAAGCTCTGCAGGACAGTACGCTCGGATTGGAAGTGGCAATGGATGCCATTCTCCGAGCTGAGGGTATAGAAGGCCATATCGAGGATGTAGCCGGCTATGAGAATGCCTATTTGGGTGAAAACCGACTTTCGAGCGTGAATAAGGCCGAAGCGGATGCGTTTGCCCGTCTGGTATTCAAGCCGCTGCTTGATGAGGTGGCAAAACTTGCCCCGTCTGATAAGGATCGCATCGAATTGATTGATTACATGATGGCCAAACATGGTTTGATGCGTAATCGGGACATGGCTGAACGGGATGCGCAGGAGGCATACGAAGATACCCAAAAGGACCATCCTCACAGTAAAAAGACCGTACAGGATTTCATCAGTGAATTCCGTCGCAGGGATTATGCCGGTCTGACGGCCCTGACCTCTGAGAAGGATGTGGCGACTGCGGAGGCTATTGCCCAGCAGATGGTTGATGATTTTGAGGAGACGCATGACACCGAAGAATTGTGGCGGAGAACCAAGTCTGTCACCGATATGATTCTGTCGAAGCAATATGAATGCGGCATGATATCCAAAGCGACATACGACAAGATTCGAGGTATGTATGAATTTTATATTCCCTTGCGAGGATTCGACGAAAAAACCAGCGGAGAGGAATATGCGTATCTTACGAATCGAGACAGTGCTTTCAATGCCCCGATCAGGAAGGCAGAAGGACGCTCATCGAAGGCTGACGATCCGTTTGCGAATCTGCAGTCCATGGCAGAAAATGCCATCATGCTGGGAAATAGAAACAAGCTCGTGAAACAGCGGTTCTTGAACTTCGTACTCAATCATCCGAGTGATCTTGTCAGTGTCAGCGATCTTTGGATAATGTATGATGACGCCGCAGCTACATGGGTTCCGGTATTCCCTGACAATATCGAGATAGAGGACACCGCCGATGAAGTAGAGCAGAAACTGCACGACTTCGAGACCAGGATGAAACAACTCGCCGAGGAAGAACCTGATCGTTACAAACGAGGGAAAGATGCAATAGATATCCCCTATCGTATCGTGGATCAGCGCGACCTGCGGCAGCATCAGGTCGTAGTAAGACGGGGAGGCCGTAGCTATGTTCTTACGATCAACGGCAATCCTCGTGCGGCGCAAGCCATCAATGGGTTGACCAACCCTGATAATGATATTTCGGGGGCCATAGGTGTCATATTGAAACTCGCAGAGAGAGTTAACCGTGAGTTGAGCGCGCTGTATACGACCCGAAATCCTGATTTCGTTGTGTCGAATTTCATCCGTGACATGCTGTACTCCAATTCGATGGTTTGGATCAAGGAAAGGCCTAACTACGCCTTACGTTTCCATAGAAACCACGCAATGGTAAACCCTGCGATGATGAAGATTCTGTTTGCGAAGCATAGGAAAGGCACTCTTGACATGGGCGACAAGATCGAGTCGATGTTCTATCAGTTCATGATGAACGGAGGAGAAACCGGATATACCAATATACGGGATATCGAACAGCATAAGAATGATATACGCCGGGAGTTGAAAAAAGCCAATGGCAAACTGCCGATTCGTAAAGCGTGGGATTTGCTTGGAGAACGATTTGACGAGTTCAACAGAGCCATTGAGAATAGCGCCCGTTTTGCGGCTTTCCTCACTTCAAGGGAAATGGGCCGCAGCATAGACCGGGCAATATACGACGCCAAGGAGATAAGCGTAAACTTCAATAAGAAAGGAAGCGGATCGAAATTTATCAATGCGCATGGACAGACAAATGCCGGTAAGGCTGCCTCTCTTCTGTCGGGACTTGGTCGAGTTGGATTTATATTCTGGAATGCAGCGATACAAGGTACGACCAATTTCGGGCGGCAGGCCAAGCGTCATCCGGCCAAATCGATTGCCGGTGTTGCCGCCATGTTCCTGTTGGGGGCTGTCATTGCCGGCATCGGCCACGGAGATGACGACGAGGAGAAGAATAGCTACTGGAACATGCCCGAATATGTGCGTCGAAGCAACATCTTATTCCGGGCCGGAGATCAATGGATCAGCATTCCGCTTCCGGTAGAGTACCGTGCAATATACGGCCTTGGAGAGCTAATGTCAAGTACGTTAAGCGGCAAAGAACATTATTCGGATACCGAACTTGCCGAAGCTATCATGGGTCAGGTCTCACAGATTCTGCCGATTGACTTCATGGAAGGCGGCGGAGGTGTACATGCGTTTGTTCCAAGTGCTGCAAAGCCATTTGCGGAGGTGTTGGCCAACAAGAGCTGGACCGGACTTCCCATATACAAGGATACTCCTTTCAACAAGGACATGCCCGAATGGACAAAGGCATACAAGAGTGCAAACAGTCATCTTGTAGATCTCGCTGCAGTTTTGAATGAAGTATCAGGTGGTGACAGATACACCAAGGGCGCGATTGACATCAATCCGTCAAAGGTCGAATATCTGCTGAATGGGTATTTCGGCGGTGTATCCAGCACCATCGACAAACTGGTCAAAACAACGGAAACGCTGTTGGGTGCCCGGGAGTACGATCCCCGCAGTTTTCTGATCCTGAATCGCATTCTCAAGAACGGTGATGAGCGGACTGAATATCGAGCTATCAACAATGAGTATTTCAGGGCCAAGGAGGAGCATGACAGACTGCAACAGAGGCTTCGGAATTATGAGAACGATACGGACAAAGGTATTTTCGATTATGCCGAAAAGATTGATTTTCTGTATAATTCTCCCGAATACGCCCGGTATGAGATATTTGAATCATATCGTCCCGAAATAAACTATCTGTATAATAAGCTCAAAGACATTACCGATCCTGAAGAATACCGTAAGGTGGAACAGGAACTCAATGAGGCAAAACGGGCTTTGGTTGAAGAGTTGAAAAAAGCGATATAGAGTAATAGATAAAACGTGCAGTCCATTTGTGTCCGTTATATTTGCATGACAACACAAATGGCTGCACAACAGATTACAATATGGCAGAAGAAAGGCTGATACCGTTAAGCAGAATACGTCCGGAGCAGGAGATGGATTCCGTCGTTGCGTCGAAACAGTTTGGCGACCGCCGCGCATTCAGCATCCTGATGGAGGCACAGCAGTACTGGAGTAACATGAGTCGGTTTCGGCGAGACCGGGAGCGAAACAAGCGATATGCCTACGGTGAACAGTGGAAGGATATTGTCGTTGTTGACGGCAATGAGATGACGGAAGAGGAATACATCTATTCACAAGGCAGCGTGCCTTTGAAAAACAACCTCATCCGTCGTCTGGTCCGAAATGTTCTCGGTGTTTACCGGAGCCAGTCCAAGGAGCCTACCTGTACGGCCCGTGACCGTGATGAGCAGAAGCTCGGCGAGACAATGAGCACGATCCTGCAATGCAACATGCAGGTAAACCGTATGACCGAAGTAAATGCCCGGACCATGGAGGAGTTCCTGATAAGCGGGCTGATTGTTCATCGCAAATGGTTCGGGTGGCGTAATGACAAATGTGACTGCTGGACCGACTATGTCAATCCCAACAATTTTTTCATCGACAACAACATGCGCGACTTCCGAGGCTGGGATGTAAGTTGCCTCGGAGAAGTCCATGATGTAAGTTTCGAGACCTTGTGCGGACAGTTTGCCGAAACGCCCCAGCAATACGCGTTGCTCGCCCGAATATATGCGGCGGCAAGAGATAAACGAAACATCGCCACCACATGCGAGAATTTCGGGTATTCGCGTCCAAAAAATTATGACTTTCTCTTCACGAGTGACCCTGGTAGGTGCCGAGTCATTGAAGTATGGCGCAAGGAGAGCAAGCCGCGTTATCGGTGCCATGATTACAACAACGGAGACATCTACAAAGTGGACGTCGAAGATTACCACGACATGGTCGAGGCGGTCAATGAGGAGCGCATACGCAAAGGCCTTGCCGCAGGCATGCCCATGGATGAGATACCGCTAATCAAGGCAAAGTGGTTCATTGACGACTATTGGTACTTCTACTATCTCACTCCGTTCGGGCATATTCTTAAGGAGGGAGAAACTCCTTATGAGCACAAAAGCCATCCATACGTGTTCAAGGCCTATCCGTTCATCGACGGAGAGATTCATTCATTCGTGGCCGATGTGATCGACCAGCAACGGTACACCAATCGGCTTATCACGCTTTACGATTGGATTATGCGAGCCAGCGCCAAAGGTGTGCTGCTGTTCCCGGAGGAGTGCCTTCCCACGGGTATGGACATCAACGACATTGCGGACGAGTGGAGCCGGTTCAACGGAGTAATTGCCATAAAGACCAAAGGGAATGCACAAGTACCGCAACAGATAGCCAACAACTCCACAAACATTGGCATATCGGAGTTGTTGAACATACAGTTGAAGTTTTTTGAGGACATCTCCGGTGTAAACGGCGCACTACAAGGGAAACCGGGATTCTCGGGCATGAGCGCAAGCCTGTACAGCCAGCAGACACAGAATGCCACGACCTCCCTGCTCGACCTGCTCGACAGTTTCAGCATGTTTGTTATTGACGCCGCGTACAAGGACGTAAAGAACATCCAGCAATTTTACGATACGAAGCGGGTATTCAACATCTCGGGCAAAAACGGGGCGCAGATCGAGTATGATCCGAAAAAGATTCGGGACGTCGAGTTCGACTTAAGCATTGTCGAAAGCACCTCTACGCCTGTATATCGGCAGATGGCCAACGAGTTTCTCATGGAGATATGGAAGAGTGGTCAAATATCCCTGCAGCAACTCCTGCAACATGGCGACTTTCCGTTTGCCGATGAACTGTTGCAGAGCCTGCAAAGCCAGCAGGAACAGCTTGAGAGAGGCGAAAACCCCGATGGCCTTTCTCCCGAGCTACTGGCACAGGTACGGCAAGGGGCTAACATGAATGCCGTCAACCAGGCGCATCAGATGTTGCGTCGGAGCGCATAATCAGGGGAGGACAGTCCTCCCCTATTTGTTGCGCTGCAGCCATTCGAGGTATCTGTGGAATTGACTGGTCAGATTCTCTCGCTCATGGCCTCCCCTCCCGCTGCCGTCAGCAGTGTAGTAGATGCAGTGCCGCGGAATGGACGGGACATTGGCATTACGTGAGATATATCCCTTTCGCCGAAGGATGCGGAAGTTCCGTCTGTCCATAATCACCAGCTTGCCTTTTGCCGGAAGCACATAGTAGCGTTGTCCGTCTCGCTGATGGGCTTCATCCGCCCGTTTTACGGCCTCCCTGAACCGCAAATACGCTTTGAATTTCTTAAAAATGTTCATGGCTTTTTACTTTTGTTATACTCAAATGGTCGCTTCTGAAATAGTCCTATTCCTCGCATGACGATGGATGTCCCGTATACGTTTTCGCTCCGTCGGCATATCCATCTCGTAGAAGCAGATGTGCATTCCGATTGCCCTTGTCATGAGCAGGTCGTCGTGTTTTCCCGGAATAGCACCGAAGGAACTACCGACCTTTTCATAGGTGATGTATTCGTCGAGACACCGCACATCCCGTTCGACGTACATGGCTTCTCTGACGACCTTTACAAGCGTGGATATGATCATCGGCTTGGTGCTGACGTTCGTATGGAAGCCATATTTGCGCGGCACCTTGTTGATGATGTCATCCTCGCTCTGTTTGCGGGCATACAGGTTGTTGTATACACCCTTAATCTGATTCAGAATATAGAACGACTGGTCGCCGTCGACATTCCGGTTTTTATCTTTGGTCTCGGCCGTATTGCTTTCGATCACCAATAATGCGTTGTCGTAAAATGCGGCGATCTGCGCCGCTTTCCAGGCCAACCGGTCCATGTCGATATGTCCGTACCATTGGGCCACAACGGATGGCTTTCCGCCATCCATCATAAACAGCCGGTCAAATACGACGATCACTGACCAGTCTGCTTTTTTCCATCTTCCGCCAATATCGACAATCGTCAGATAGCGGTTGGCTATTTCTACCTGTTCGTCGATTTCGGGAAGCGCCCAAATCCACAGCATCCCCTGATGGTCCTCGGCAAAACGAATATTCCGTAGAGCATCTTCGCCTTCATCTGCATCGGCATATACATCTCCGATATAGCGTGGCGGCCTGCATGCGGGCCTTAACGCCTCCACCTTGTATTTGTCGAAGACACGCGCGCCGGAGTGAACAAAGGCCTCAATATCATCGGATGGATACTCCGAGGCCATCTGCCCGTGATCGTTGTACTTCGCGCGTTCCTTGATGTACCAGTTGATCCCCTCGAGCGTGGCTCCCATATTCCAAAGCCACCATAGATACCGGCCGCTCTCTTCTCGGGTCGAATTTTCGTTTTCATTGTTGCGGTTCTCGTAAAGATGAATCGCAAAAGCCACCAGATCGTCGATCGGCATGGAATATTTCTCAATATCGAACCACGACACGAACATCGCCTCGAACTGGGACTGTCCTCGTTTGGCAGCATCATACTCCCGCTGAAAGAAATTGCCCGTACCATTGGCCGTCGATTCATAAACAATCATGGTATACGGCTCCAGCAGAATACCCGAACAGGCCGATCGCACGATGTCTTCGGGACTTTTCCCGTCGGTCTTTTTCCATATTCCCACCTCGGAGCAATGCACGAGGTTGTAATCGCCGCCACGACAAGAATCCGGACGTTCCGCTGTGCCGAGTTTTACTTTGCAGTTGCGCTGGGGCACACGGAAAATTGCTCCGGATTTACCTACGGCAACCATTTTGGGCTCGTTGTTATCGTAACTGGCGCCCAATTCGTACAGCAGGCCTACGGGATAGCGCTTGATCATTCGGTCGAACATGTCTTTGATTTCGTCCGTCGCCGTTCCCTGGTGAGCAATAATAAGGGAGTTCAATCCTACTTTATGAACCAGCATGAGCCACGCCATGTAGAGCTGCGACACCGTGGAGCCGCCCCACTGTCGGGCTTTCAGCAGAATGATGCGGATGGGTTTCCCGGCGAGCCGTAACTCCTCAAGGCGCGCCACAAAGCGACGTTGCGGACGTGTTAGTTTGAAGAGCACGTCGTCTCCGCCTCCCTTGTTTTTGATGTATACGAACATCGCTGCCCAAAAACAGAAGTCGTACCGAATACGCACCCGAACGAACTGCTCAATGACCTTCATCCGCTCCGTTTCACTGTACTCGGAGTTGAGCACATTTATCGTAAACTTCTCAATACTGCCAGCCTTGATGAGTTTTGCAACGAGCGGAACCTGCAGCATCCCTACCGGTAGATACTGCGTGCGGATTGGGAAGTCGTCGATCGCTACCTTGCGCCGCTCTCCGACAGCTCCTTCACCCGTATAGGGATTGAACGGCGCATGAATCTCGGCATTGCGACGTTCATTCTCTCGGAGAATTTCCCTGATTGCATCAATCATGGCAACGGTTTATTGATGAAACCGATGAACAGCCCGACAAGATAGCAGTACAGATGCAGCCATCCGTTTACATTCGGAAAAGCAAATCCCAGGGCAATGTAGAACCATAGCCACAGTTGATAATATATCTTGCGCTCGGTCATGAATGCGATACGTCCCATGAGCGCATAACATACTCCAGACAATCCTATCGTTGGCAGAGAGAATGCGCCGGGAAGAATCGCCGACAGTGAATCCGCGGGAAATGATGCTGCAATTAAGAATGCTCCGAGCAGCGTCAGCCACGAAATATCATATAGGAACACGACAGACAGCAAACACCAGTCATTCATGAGTACGTGAGGGATTGAAACATGAAAAAAATGATAGGTCAGGCGATGGATAACGGGTGATCCGGAGCATATTCCCACACGATCTGCCGGCATGTCGAATCCGACGCAGAGAATAATCGTTAACGCGGAGATCGCAAGCGCTGCAGCCTTTGCCGCCGTTTCTCGTGCCATAGTTTCTTTGCTTTGTAGATGATAACCTTCGCAGACCCTGCCGTAAGATAAAATTTGGGAGCCGGTTCCTGCACCACGTAAAAGACCATCTCGTAGATAGACATCTCGGGATTCTCGGCCCGTAGTTTCAATACCCTGCGATATATCTCACGGAACATCTCACGCTTTGTCGGTCGCATGCGCTGAAGATTGTCTCCGCGCATCATGCTGGATATGACGATCGCAGCTCGTTCGGCACTTACCCAAAAGCGCCTGGATGGCATGTTTACAACACGATTGAAAATCTGCGGAAGATAGATCGTATCACACGATTCGATTTGCTCCAGGTAAGCGCGCATTATGTCTTCATCGCGTTCCCTGGCATACTCGAATACGCTCCCGTGATTCTTCATATCGTGCTATATATTAGAATAAAAGCCTATTCAAATTTAAGAAATACAAGAGTTAATAGATAAAAGAATCCGATGATCAGGAGAACGTATATTTGTCCGTAAGGAAAACGCAAATACCCACAGAACGATGGAACGAACTGATACCAATCCTGTTAAATCCAAACGAGATTTGGCAAAAGAGAGAATGCAGGGGCGATACCCGGACATGAACTTCGACGACGACGATGTTTTTTTTGGTCGAATCAACGATGATTTCGACGATTACGACAAAAGAATCGCCGAATACAAACAGCGGGAAAAGACCTTCTCCGACATGTTCTCATCCGATCCTCGATCTGCCGCGTTCCTGATGAACTGGCGTGACGGAGAGGACCCGGCCGTCGGTCTCGTCCGGCAATTCGGCACCGAAATAAAGGAGGCTATCGACGATCCTGAACGACAGGAGCAGATCGCCGCAGCGAACAAGGAGTACGTCGAACGTGTCGCCAAGGAGAAGGAGTACGAAGAGATGTACACGAAGAACCTCGATGCTTCACTTGCCTATCTCGACCAGCTGCAGCGTGAGACCGGCATGACCGACGAGGAGATCGACAAGGTCATGCAATTTGTGGTATCGATTGTCCGCGACGGCGTACTGGGTAAATTCTCGCCCGAGACCATCGAAATGGCCCGCAAGGCCCTGAACCATGATGCAGACGTGACGCGAGCCAACCTGGAAGGTGAGGTTAAGGGGCGCAACGAGAAGATCGAGGAAAAGTTACGCAAGAGTAAAAAGGGTGACGGCACCGCGGCGTTGGATGGCAAGAATGGCTCGGCACGCCGCACTACCGTGCCCAATCTTGGTGCTCTTTCACAATACGGGGACGACAACCTAACGATTTGGGAGCGCGGAAAAGAAAAACGCACAAAGATCAACAACTAACAGATAACCATATTTTTAACCATTAATACATAAACACATGAGTAAAGTGAAGAAAGTATCGTGTTGGATGTGGAGTTTCATGCTCACCGTCCTTTCGATTGTGATCGGAGCTTCGTCCGGCGTGATGATGGCGAATGCCTCCGAGCTGCCCGATGCAGGTCTTACGACCGGAGGCGATGGCGGAGGCAGCGATCCCGCAGGTATTGCCACCGAATCGGCCGGCCGCAGGGATGGCGATCCCGAGTTCTACACCAAGGACATCGATCAGCGTATTACCAAGATTCGTCCGATGGCCACGCCCGTGGATCAAATCAGCCGTTACGCAAAGGCGCAGGCATGCGACAGCTTCGAGGTCAAATATTACAGCGTAGGTACCCGACCGATCAGCTGCAAGACGTCAAAGAAACTGGAGGCACAGTCTTCGGGAGCCAGCGTAGCGCTGGATGTCGACGATGTCAACATGTTCACGTTGGACGATACCATTCGTGTCGTTGGTGTCAAGGGCAAATACGACGAAAAGGGCAAGGCATATCCGGAGGATGACGATAACGTCCCTGATCTCGTCTTGTGTGTCTGTGGCCGCGATACCAACACCAGCAAGCCGATCGTATATGCGGTAAACGGCAACATGGATTCGACAACCAATCAGCCGATTTATGTTCCCGAGATTCCTGCCGGCACGACGCTTGTCCGTATGGGCAAGGCCTGCGGTGAATTGGACGTGCAGACGGGCCGATTCAACAACATCCCCACCTCCGAGATTCAGTACTGTCAGAACTTCATGATCCAGATCGAGCAGTCCACTTTCGATAAGATTGCCTCCAAGGAGCTGGAAAACTGGTCGTTCACGGATATTGAAGAGGATGGTATCTACGACATGCGTCTGGCCATGGAGAACACCTACCTGTTCGGTGTGAAAAACAAGATTTACCATACCTCGAAGAATGGAATGATAACGTGGTTTACCGGTGGCATCTGGTATATGGCCGGAAAGGACATTGAAGTGGGCCATTGGGACGAGGAGAAGGGCGAAGCCGTAATCAGCGATGACAACCTCGTGGAGATCACCAAGGACCTGTTCGTCGGTACCGGAATCGGGAATAAACGGAAAATCCTGTTCTGCGGCTCGAACATGTTGGAGGCGTTCAGCAAGATCAAGAGCGACAAGTTCCGCCTGAAGGACACGGTGGAGGTTTGGAATCTCAAGTTCAAGAGTTGGGATGCCGACTTTGGCGAGGTGCTGACCCTGCATCATGAGCTGTTCGACGCAAACGGTATGGCCGATTACGGGTTTGCTATGGACCCGGAGTATCTGACCAAGAAAACGCATGTCAGCTGGAGCCGCAATATCCTCGATCTGAAGAAAGCGGGAATCCGTAACACCGACGCTGTAGTAATCCAGGAAATCGGCTGTCTGTATCTGCGTTATGCCAAGGCACATGCACGAATGCGCCTTGCACAGAAACCGGCCGATGCCGGAGTGGGGGCATAATACAAGCCCGCTTCATCGAAATCGAGTAAGTAACAACGGGGTGGGCGCAACTGCCCACCCCATTTCTTAATAAACAACTCAAAATACCAGTCACATGGCCACCAAGAAGTATATTGCCAAATCGCATATCGGGATCACCGTTTCCGTTGGCAACAATCGTTATACGCACGTGTCGTTTTCTGCTGTAACTCGCGGCGGCAGCGTATTCTATACGAACGACGAGAATCTGCAAAAGGCTCTCGAATCTCATCCACGATACGGTAAACTGTTCAAACTCGACCCGTCGTGCGCCACATCATCCAAAGCCATCAGCCCGGTTCCGGCTGTTCAGGCTCCTGCCCAACCTGCTTCGTTGGCAGAGGTCGTCGGTTCATCTGAAATCGACCCCGTCCACGAGAATGCTGCGCCCGCAGAGGCCGCCGATCACGAATCTGAATCCGAAGACGCCGAACAGAGCTCCTCGGCTGCTCCGCAACTGATTCAGATCAGTGTCCCGAGCCTCGACGACGCCAAGGACTACCTCTGTGACAAGTTCGGAATAAGCCGTACCAAGATACGCAGCAAGGTCGCGATCGAAAAGTTCGCCGCGGATAACGGAATCGAATTCGTCGGGATTTAACAACGCGCATGCATGATTTATAAAGTCAGCGACCTGAAGCGAGAAATCCGTGTGGCCCTGGATCAAAACATGACCAGCGACCAACTGCTCGCAACAGGCGACATCGACACATTGTCGATGGAAGAGATCATCGAAAGCAAAATTGCCGACGCGACCCGGATCGTGGAAAGCAATGCTCCGTACTACCTGCTGGATGGAGGGCATGCCTTTGCATGCAGCATCGGCTGGACAAGCCATGTGGGTGTTGGCAGTGGGTACATCCATCTGCCGGATGATTTCTTGAGACTTATAAGTTTTCAGATGAGCGACTGGGATCGGCCCGGTACCATCATTACGGAGACCGATCCGCTGTATCCTCTGCAATCGAGCAGATACCCGGGGATAAGAGGCTGTCCACAGCGGCCGATCGTGGCAATCACGACACAGCCCATTGGTCAGGTTCTCGAATTCTACTCCTGCGCGGCGGGAGAAGGCGTGTATGTCAAACGTGCGATCTACATTCCGATTCCCAGGATCAGGAATGATAGCATAGAGATATGCGAGAAACTCAAGGCTCCCGTCATATACTACGCGGCACATTTGGTTGCCATGAGTATCGGACAAGGAGATTTGGCGACAGCCCTACTTAACACCAGCAATGAATTACAAAAATGATCGAATTGAATGATTTAGGCTCGTTCGACGATATCAATGCCGTATGGAAGAAATATCCTGAAGGAGGAAAGGAGGGAGATTATCTAACCATAGGCGACGTCAGGTATCGCTGGAACAAGTACGATCGCATGTGGGTAAGCGAGGACAAGGTCATCGAAACTCCTGCGCGAAGGACCGAAACTTTCTACGGGGATGTCGCGATTCATCATGATCTGACTGTCGCCGGTACTATCCGGGCCAAACGAATCAAACAACCTTATTGCGGCATGTTTGCTTCTGTAGAGGCGCTTCAGATGACCATTCCCGATCCATCGAAAGGAATGTGGGCCATTGTTGGAGATACTGTACCCGCTCCCATATACCGGTGCGATGAAGACGGGACATGGGCTCCTACGGGAGCCACGGGAGGCACGGATGCCGGTGCAAACATCGAGCTGCGAGCCACCGAGGAATACATACAATGGAAGTATGTATGGGATACGGAATGGACCGACCTTGTCTCGATAGCTGATCTGCATACCGCCCTTGTGCAAGAACCCGGCGACAGCAAGGAATTGGCCATGTCCCAATACGCCGTGACAAAGGCACTTGACGAGATCAACAACGTGCTCTTCACGCAGTATACCGCCCTGACGTTCAGCCGCACTCCGAGCGTTATCGAGCGAGGCGTCAACACGAAGGTGACGCTTACGTGGAACCCGACCTTCAACGGCGCCTACGCGAAGCCGTCGGCGTTGACGGTGAAGAAGGGCGGCACGACGCTGACGACGGACACGTCGCTGAAGACCATTCAGGACACGGCAGGCATCACCGAGACCACGACCTACTCGATCGAGGCGACGATCAAGGGAATCAAGAAGACCGCCTCGGCTACGGTCAACGCCTACTATCCGCAGTTCGCCGGGGCGAGCGCCAGCGAATCGCTCGCGTCGGCTGACGTGCTGGCGCTGGGCAACAAGGTCGTCGCAGCATCGGTCGCCCGTACTGTCACGGTGCAGGTCGAGCAGGGAGAATATTTCTGGTTCGCGGTCCCCGAAAACTTCTCGATCACGTCGATCAAGATGGGCGGCTTCGACGTGTCGCTGAACGACGTCGCCACGGTCGCCGTGGATGGCCGCGGAAACTACAAGTGCTACCGCTCGGCCAAGCCGCAGAGCGCCGGAAGCTATACGTTTGAAATCAAATAAATACACGAATATGGCAGTACCTGTAACCGATATGATTGTATCCACGGCCGAGGACGGCGTGGTAGCCGAAACTACGTCAATCAAGGACCCCAATCTCGCTATGGCACAGAGCGATGTGAACAACGTTCTTCTGGAGATTATCTCGCGCTTTTCCGGCGCTACATACGCCGGGGTGGCTACACCGGAAACAGCCCCAGGGACACCCCTTCTCAAAGTATTCTACCTGACGACCACGGCCGGAGAATATGCCAACTTCGGCAACCTTACCGTCGAATCGGGCAAGCTGACAGTTCTTCTTTTCAACGGCTCGACGTGGGAGAAGCAGGTGCTTGACCTCCCCACTTCCGGCGGCGGGTCAACGGTGAATGTCGTTCAGGCTACCGGCACAAGCACGACAGATGTCATGTCGCAGAAGGCTGTGACGGATGAATTAATGGGCGTGGAGCAAAATCTTATCACATTAGGGAGCGAAGTTGGAATACGACGCGACATCCAAGATGATGATTTGGAGGTACTCGACAAATGGGTTATTTTGAACAACGCGAACTGGTATTTTCAAAACTCTTCTTTTCAAAAGTGCGGCTTATTCAGTTTTCTCAAAAATGCTTACGGCAAAATCATTATATCGGCTAATCCAAACGGAGATGCACAGATTGGTTTTTTGAAAAGCGACAACCACGAATCAGGGGTCCTGGCTGATTGGTGCGAAGGTAAAAATTTGTACGATGTCGTGTCGGCTGGCGAAAGCAAAGAGATTAATATACCATCAGACTGCACTGTAATTTATATAAAAATTAATAACGCAGATGGTCATGATGCTTATCCAAAGTCCATTACGCTCATACCAAACGGGCTGTCGCAATACATATCTTCTGTGAAGGGTAAAATCGACTCCTTACCTGGTGGTTTTGAAGAGTATGATATATCTGATCCGTCTATTGGTTATGTTATCACAAAAAATAGCAGCGTATCCAAGTTGAGCGCGTACAATGTTTCAGAGCCAATCAAAGTATCCCGAGGGGATATTATTAGATGTAAGTTTGGATGTCAAGATACCGCGGCCGCTATATGTGTAACAGATTTGGGAGAGATAGAATCAAGGCCGCATGATGTAGTAGTTGTCGGAAAGGGCTATTCCGTGCAAGAATATTCGTATACAGTAGGTAAAGATTGCTATATAGAATTGTGCTATGTCGCTTTGAATGGAGTGACGCCTGTAAAAATAGAGCATGAAAATGTCCAGCAACGACTTGATAAGATAGAAGACGAATCAAATAATGCGGCCTCGTCTTTCTGGTGCTATGCGTTAGAAAACATCCTTTTAATCGGCGATTCTTTAACCGAAGGAGCAACAGCGTCTCAAGGCTGGGGGGAAATTATTGGCAATAATATAATTCAGCAAAATTGGCCGCAGATATTTGGAAGAATGATCGCTGCAAATATTAATAATTCTGCGGTAAGTGGATACTCCGCTTCTTCATGGTATACGAAGAATAAAGATAGAGCGGATCTGAATCAATTCGACACGTTCATAATATGGCTTGGCACCAACGTAGGTTTGTCAACTAATATTGACGCCGTAGTCCCAGATGTGCCATATTTTCAGGCGTCGACGTATTATGACGTTGGAGCCCAATGTAAAGACAGTTTAGGAACCGTCTGGACGTGCATTGAAGCGCATACGAGTGGAGACTCAAGGGACAATAGCAAATGGGTTGGCGACGAAGATACTCAAACGGCATACTATAGAATGATTATCGAAATGATTAAATCGCAAAATGAAAGTTGCTTAATAGTCTTATCAAAAATATTCTCTTCTAAAACAAGTGTATCATCTACAAATGAAGCGATTGATCTTTTTGCCGAGAAATATGATTGTCTTGTGATTGACAATTCAGATTTGGGTGATGATTTGTCGTTGCATGAGGGGAAAGATAATCCACACTTTGGCAAGGGTGGGAATATATTTGTTGCCCACAAGTTCGTCACGAAAATATCTGAATATTTATCTCAAAATCCAAGGAATTGCGATTTTGGGTACAGGAAAAAGGAATGAAAAATATGTTTATCAATTTCGTGCGATGGCTGACGACTATTGCCACGGACAAATATCAGCATTATGCCGTAGGGGCCGCGCTGGGCGCGGTCGCCCTCGTGGCGATGAAACTCTTGTGGCTGCTTATGCGGCAGATCGAGGCGTTGTCGCATGTGTCTCCTGCCGTCGAGCGGTGGACGACGCTCGCTGCGTCGGTAATCGTCGTATATGCGGCGGCCATCATAAAGGAGCGGAAGGTTGACGCACAGTCCGACGTTACGGACATTGTGGCCACAGTGTTGGGCGGCTCGACAGTGTGGGTGGTATTCCTAATCGGATAACGACCATGGAGGTGAACGCAGGACAGATTACCGAGGTAGCGAAAGGGATCAGCGATTTCGGGATGATGGCGATGATGGCCGGGGCATTTCTCCTGCTGTCCATGGGGCTGATGATCTCCTGTTTTGCCTGGTTCCGCTCGCTCATCAATGGAATCATCGAAAGCAACAAGAGCACCATGCTGGAGTTGCTCGACGAGACCCGTGCCCAGAACGACAAGTTGACAGACATCTCGGAAGGTTTGAAGCCGGAGACGCAGTTACGGATCAAGAACACGGCCAATGTGTTCTTCGATCTGGCCACGGAGAGGGTTTGCCGAATCATCAAAAAAGTGAGGGAAGAGAACCACATCGCCGATCGTGAAGCAACGGCGGCGAAAATCCGCACGCTTCTGCATAACATCCACGAGGACCGCAATACCCGTTTCGACAGCTATACCTATCGAGGTCGGAGACTTTCAAGCTATACGAATCCCGAATGGGTGGAGAAGATAGCCAAGGTAGTGGAAAAGGAGATCTATAACCCGGCCGGACCCAATAACGGTCGGGCCTATACGAACGTATCGGCGGCATACGACGATATAAAGCTCGATTTTTATCATCGGCTCAACAACTAATCATTAACCTCAAAAATCACAGAATCATGACAAAGAAACAGAAAGGCGTATTGATCGGCGTCGCAGCCTTTGTAGCCGCGACCGTAGTGTTCAACCTGCTGCCGGACGGCATCCGAATCTCCGCGACCCTTGCGTCGGCCGCCGGTGCCGTGGTCGGCTGGTTAGCCAAAATGTGGTATGATGCCAAGACGGAGGAGTAGGCGTATGAAACACTTTACAATGGAGGAGCTCACGCGCTCCGATACGGCCCGAAGCAAGGGCATTGACAATACGCCCACCCCGGAACATCAACGTAATCTCGTCGAGATGGTAGAATCGCTCATTGATCCGATGCGGGAGCAGTGGGCAATCCGATGTGCTCATGAGCAGCTCGGCACGCCGCAACTGCGCGTCTCATCCGGTTACCGCAGCGGCGCTCTCAATGCAGCCGTCGGCGGATCGGCCACGTCGGCCCATTCGTTCGGCTATGCACTCGACCTCGTCCCGATGAACGGCCAGTTCCGGCAGTTCAAAAATTTCTGCCGGGAGTTTCTCAAGAATCGGAAGTTTGATCAGATGATCTCCGAGGATGAAGACGTCGGCGGCGTTCCGCGGTGGGTGCATATCGGCTACAAGAACGGTGAAGGCAAACAGCGACGTCAACTGCTGTCGATGCGCAACGGGAACTATATTCCGATGACCGCATGAAACGGCTGATGCTATATCTGCTGGCGGCGCTGCTTGTCGGAGGTCTGCTTTTCGGCTGGGGATACCGCCGGGGAGCAGCCTCCTCCGTGTCCGTGCAGATCGACACGATATTTTACGAACGACCGCAACCGACCCTTGTCTCTGATCGCTTGATTTCCGTCAACGTCCCAAAGCTGATTTTCGCCGGTAGCCGTACTGTCGCAGATGACACTCCGGACACGACTCCAGTCAACCAGGAGTCGGTCCGAAACGACAGCCTGCATACTGTCAGTGCGGGCAGTGGAGACAGCATACAGATAACGGTTACGGAACGGACGATTGAGTACCGCGATTCAAGCTATTACGCCCGCGTCGTCGGCCCCGCTATCGGGACGCTCGGACCGCGGCTCGATTACTTCGAGATATACAGCCGCACGGTATACAAGAGTGAGCAACGTATATGGGAGGCCGGTCCCACGGTTGGAGCCATGACCGCACGCCCCGGGAACGTCGTGTGGGCCGGAGCTTTTGTGCGGCGGAATATCGGACGGCTGCGCCTGTCGGCCATCGCTGCTTACGACACGCATAACGGCGCCCCGATGGGACAGATGCAGGCCGAATTTACCTTGTGGAAAAAATGAACGCGAAGATGAAAAACAGATTCCTTTCCATGCTGTTTGAATGTCTGCTGTACGTTTGGCAGCTGCCTCAAAACCTGATCGGTCTGGCCTACCTGTGCTATTGCCGCGATCGGGCCCTGGTCACGAAACAGCGAGGTGCGGTGTTCTATGCCACCTCTCGCGTGAAGGGCGGCGTAACGCTGGGCCGCTATGTCTTCATTGCCGTGGACAACATGATGCGGGAACCGGTCTACGATCACGAATATGGCCATGTCCGGCAATCCATGTACCTCGGTCCGCTGTGGTTGCTGGTCGTGGCGCTGCCCAGCGGCATTCATTGCCTGATCTGCCGGGCCGAGAACTATTACCACTTCTACACGGAACGATGGGCCAACGCTTTGGGTGGTATCCCCGACTACAAGGGCGAATACCACCATCATGAAGACGGCCTGATCGTGACCTGCTGGGATACCCTGCTTGAACTGAAGCAGAAATATTTTCCGCGTGAGTAGCCTCCAGTCATTCAACAGATAAAATTCCGGCAGGTATAAATTTGATTATGTTTGTGTCATGAAGATGACTATATTCACGGTAAACAAGGCGAACGTCTATGACGAGGTGGCCAAGACTACGGGATATGCCGGATTCAAAATGATCCAGGCGGACAATGCGGCATACGACAGAATATTCACGACAGATGAAGACCGGATGATGCTTGAACGCTTTTGGATAGAAGCCTGCAATATCGTGACCGAGCAATTCAAACCGTTCCTTGTTACGGTCAGTGCACAGCCGGAGAGTCATGGCGTTGAGCTGGACAGAAACTATGAGGTGCAGTTGGAGTTGTCTTCGTCCTACGACGAGACACTGTCCGACAGTATTTCCTCCTCCTTGTTCAGTTTCTTTGTTTCCACTATAGTCAGCAAGTGGTTCAAGTTTACCAACAAAGAGGAATCGGGCAATTATGCGCTGGAAGCCGCCTCGATGCTGGAAAGCATCATGCGCAAACTATATTTTCGGAAGAAGCCCCAAAGGGTTAATCCCGTGCAACAATAAACGACAGACGATCACATGGCAAAGAAAACTATCAGCATCACGTTGTACATGTCCGAATTGATCTACGACGTGCAGAACAAAACCTATCTGACGGGCAGGAGCCGCAATACGGGCGACAACCACGAGCATGTTGCGAATATGCAGGCGAACGAAGACGAGGAGAATCAGAACCAGGTCGTTCGGAGCATCGGAAATGCGTATGCCAATCTGAAGACCAAATTGAGTGAATACATCGAGGATTCGGGGTCAACGGCAAACAATATCCTGCTGTCGGCATCCGACAATCTGCAGATAAACCTCGTCATGCCATCCAACTTCAATCCGGCGACAAACGATACCATCGGTGCCGCATTACACCAGTATATCGTTAACAGCGCAATCGGGGAATGGTTTACCATTACCAACAAGGCGGATGCAGCCGATTATCTGACGCTCGCGGCGGCAAATCTTGCGGAGATCCGCGAAGCAATCAACAAGCGAGTCAGGCCGACGCGCTCCAACGTATAATCCGATCCCATGAAACCCAGGCAAAGGACAAAAATCGCGACACTTACGTTCAAGCGCGAAGAACTTTTATACGACATCGGCAGTTATGCCTATGTCGAAGGGGATGTCATGCGCACAGACGATGACCACAGCCGTCACCAGGTAATAGACATTGCGCAGGACGGCAATGTCGATTTGGTGACACGCACGCTCAACCTGGTGCATTCTGAATGTGTCGAGATGATGTACCCGTATACGAAAATACCGTGCGAAAAGGAGGAATCCCGTGACGATCAGCTGAAGGATGCGTCGGAGTATACCATCAGACTGTTGGTCCCCGACGACTTCTCGAAGACTACGGTGACGTTGTTGTCCAACCTTGTCCACGAATACATGATCTGCCGGGTTTTGGCCGACTGGATGAAGCTCACGAATCCTCAAAGCACCGCAGACTGGCAAGGTAAATCCGAAGAGCTGTCGAACAAGATCAGATGTTGTCTGAATGCCCGTTGCGGCCGTGTCCGTCGGACACTTACTCCTTTCTGATGATGCAAGATGAAAAAGGAGCATCTCCGTCGGGATGCTCCTTTTTTTATCTTGGCTGGTTCAGCAGGCGCGGCGTGTATTGGATACCACAACCGAAGATACTTTCCCCCTTGTCGAGCGAACATATCAGGACGATCCGGAAATACTTGTAGGGCGTGCCGCGGAACCCTCGTAAATAATGATCCTTCGACGAGAATACGAGAACCCAGTTGAACAGGTCGCGAGAACCAAACAAGGCTGTCGATACATGCCCCCGTCGAAATACGCCCCGTTGGATAACCGTGTCTGCTGTTTTCAGAATATCGGCATTGTCGAGTTTCAACGGCCTTGTCACGATCAATCCGTGTGGAACGGCCGTATCGTCCAGTTTGGAGAAATCCACCAACGCATTGTCCCATGTCATGGCAAGAGCCTGCGGATACGACTGGACGTGCCCCGATATGTCCGAGACCATCATCCCCCACTTTTTGCTCAACAGGGAATATACATAGGCATACAGGGTGCCGGTATTGTAGATGATGAGTCGTTGATTGGTGTAGTCATAGATGATTCTGCATTTTACGACGAACTCCTTGAAGGGAATGAAATCGAAATGGTCGGCCGAGAAACCAGCCTTTTCGATCAACTCCTCACCGCAGGTGAACGTGGCCAACGACACCGTCTCGTCATTATCCAGCATATCCGAAATGCACATGCTTTCTGAGCCGGCAACGAGCATGATACCTCTTTCCGTGGCAAACAACACGGAATTATCGATCTGCGTAATGCTCTCCGGATTGACGCATACGTCCCGTGTAACTGGCTGCACGGATGAATAGCTCCCTGATGCGGATACTTCCATTGCCCACACTCCTTCCGAGGTAAACGCATAGAGAGGAAATTGTCCGAACTGCCCTTGTGACATCGCCTTGACCGCGGAACAAATCCCCAATATCTCACCGAATCCGACGGTATTGATTCCGAGCACCGGGAAATAAAACGGGTTGTTCGTTTCCGAGGTGTAAATCTTGTTCGGGAGCGAAATCAACCGCTCTTCGTCCGATGAAACCGCGACAGAGACATCCCCTTCCTTAAGGATGATGCCATCCCACCCGCCAAAATAAACGGCCCCGTTCAGGTATTCATGCGGCTTAAGCTCAATCTCCGCATATTTGGAGTATGTGCCGCCCATATCGTCCGGATAGCCGCTTTGACATATTACTGCCTTGAAGGCATTTGTATTGGGATAATAGAAGTACACCAGCCATGGGTCAGTTGCGAATATTGCGGATTCGTTTCGGACGACAATCGTTCGTCCGTCCTGCTTGACGTATACATAACATGACAACGGTCCGGTAGAGAAATAGGCCGTATTCTGCGGCCGGTCGTTGCAGCAGAAAGCGGCGACTGACGGATAGCCTTCGTAGAGCAGCTTCTCCAGATTGGCAATATTCAATCGCGAGTTGTAGACGTAGGAATACTTCGGTATGAGTTGATCGTGACTGTCGTAGTCGTCCGTCATGGTCTCTCTGTTCATCAACGACTGCAGATACTCGTCGGGAATCTCTATCCTCGATCTCTCACTGCACAAGTTGTCTATTTCGATGCTTTTAAGCAGGAAAAATTGATTGCATCCCTTGATGTCATCGATGATATCATCGCGCTCTTTTTTCGGCAAAACAGGGGCAAAGTCCGCTGCAAAACCATTGTTCAGGCGTGACAGCTCCTCCGATATGTTGGTTTTCCTGTACCCTGTCTCCGTACTCGTTCGGCACAATGCATAACCAGGCTCCGTCTTACCGAATGATTCGCATTCGCCGCTTTGGTCGTATGTGTATATGGGAGCCGACACAAAAATATCCACCGACCGGATGATGTCCTTCCATCGCTTCAGCGTTGTCAGTACGGATGCATTTGCAACCATGTAATTCAAGTCGCAAACCATGCCATACACGGCGCATTGAGCGGACGTGATGTTCTCGGCCCGCATGATGCGCGACGCGACCTGCGGTGACGTGCCCGATGAACAGATCATCAGAACCGGAGCCGAATGCCGGGACAATGATCCGTCATACAACCGATACGCATACCTCACAAAGAACGGAAAGAGAAACGCACCGTTATTTGTCGCCTTGTCCGCGATGAACGAATTAACCTTGGCCAGCACGGTCGAGGTCACTTTCGACCTGTCCTCATCGGAGAATCTGCCGCCATCGGAATACACGGAGCCGAAAGTCAGGTTGAAGGGTTCCCCCATGGCAATCGAACCTTCCAGACCGAATGAAAGCGAACACTCCGGCAACCCGCTGCCGAGATGTATGTATCCCTCCTCTTCAGACCACAGGTAGTAGTACATCCCGTCCTCCCGCAGGACGATGAGCGTGTTCCCCATGACTGTGACCTGTCGAAGAACGGTATCTCGCAACTCGGTTATCTCTTGATAAGCTCCGTCACACAGATATTCAAGACTGTGCCACGGTGTCCCATCTTCGTCGTAATTGGCTTCCAGAATGTAATGTACGGATGTCCCGATCTTGTGTATGCAGATCACGGTTCTCCCCTCTCGCAAGGTTTGGACGGTTTGTGGCGGCAGAATGGGTCGCAACGCATCGTGTTCATGAATAAACCCCATGGCTGTTACAAGATCGCCGTCCGGGCATTCGTAATCCGACGGCGTAAACGAAACTCCGTTGTATCTTACATCCTTGATCATCGCGATAAATTATTGTTGGTGATGAGTGATATTGCTGTCCCGAACCCCTGCAGATCCACAATCTGCCCGGCCGGAAGCTGCGCTTTGTCCTCGCTGTGGCATTGAGCGAGAATCGCCGCACACAACCGGGAGGAGTGTGCCCGGAAATTCCGGCTGTTACGTTTCGTAGAGAAGCATTGTGCCTCATGTTTTCCGATGATGTCCGTATGCCGCGCACGGACATACAGATAAAACTCCGCTTCGTGTTTTACGATGTCGATGACATCGCCGTTATGTATGTCGAGCTGCCGGGCTATCGAGGAGGTGATGTCTATGCGTCCGCCCCTGTAGAACGAAATATCCGGACGCCGGGTGTTACCGAGTATACTTTCCATAGGGACGACAGATTTGATAATAGACAATGCCGTTGGGTGCCGTATGCCTCCGAACGGATAGTTTGCAACGGATGCCGGATGGCAGACCGTAATCGTAGAAGATACGGTTGACGGTAGGAACAAGACTTTCAAAGCCGACACAGCGATGTTTGCTGTTGTACTGTATGTCTGCGAGCTGTGTCTCCTGCTCGATCGAAGGATTCAGCGTGAAGGCATAGCATCGGGATTCCGGAACATAAAATACCAGCACTTTGGCAACGTCCAGCCCCATCACCACATTCAACCGCCGGAACAGACGACGGGAAAAGGTGACGGAGTTGTCCGTAGAATCCGCTATCACATAGCAGTCAAGGCCCAGGAGCCGCAAGATGATATCACGTAACATGTCACTAATATAGTATGAGGACCGGTGATCGACGTTTTATCTGTTACTTCGGGGATAATCCATCCGGCTGCGGAATGAGACCGTCTCGACAAATTGAAATGTCATGGTGGATTCTACGTCTCGCCGGTGCCGCTCGGCCTCCTCTCGAGAATGAAAAATGAACGAACAAATTTCACACTTGTCTACACCGCGTGTGTTGATGATGTTTGCATAATACTTATGCCCGAACAGAAAATCAACAATCAATGAATAAACGGTTTTGTGCTGCATACGAATCAGATTTTTGGATCAGGTTGTTTTTTGAGTTTTTCGATAAGAGCGTCGGCTGCAACAACGGCAGATTCTGCATGACTTAAGGTGAGTTCCTGCGGATCGGATGTGATGAATGCCTGCATCGCCATACCGGCGTACATCCGGCGCCAGTAGTCATCATCATACGGGGATTCCGTCTTTAATACTGTGCATTCAACCTCTGCGACATAAGCTCCATTATTTTTCCTCACTGGCTTGTCATACTCTCCCCGCTCCAGCTTTTCGAGGTAGTCGTCGTCGGCCATCATGAGGTCGTATTTATTTTGTCCTTTTGGGTCAATACTGCCAATACAAGTATAGAATATTGTTAAACATTTATCTTCTATCAATATTTCTGCAATAATAGGAGTATGAATTGTCCCAGCATAAAACGTAGCATGCGAATCAAAGCACAATACCCTCGCTTTATGTCCATCTCTTGTGCACACCTTAGCCCCGCGCTCTGCGGCAGCATAGTCAAAATTTTTCATGTTATTCTGTTTTGAGTAATTCCGGATTATCGAACACATTACCGACAACGTATTTCCCTAACTTGTCAATGTAATCCTGATAAATTGGCCCTGCCTCATAAGCAGGAAGGGGGCTGTGGACAGCAAGATATTGGGCATAATAACCACGTTCTTTGCAAAATTCAACAAAATGTCTTATCGGCTCACCTCGGGAATCGGCGCATTCGATAATGTCGCCCTCGTAAATATCACGTCCGTCCTTATCTTTTAGACCTGTGAACTGGCCGACGGTTTCCGCATCTACCCTGTGTTGATCCCATCCTTTACCAATAGGAAGTATCAATGCCCCTCCTTTTATTAAGATTAAATCGCCTATTACCCACTTCCCATTGTCAAGTCGTATCCCTCTGAATTTTATTTCGCGTTTCATACCTGTTTATTTTTCGGGTAAATCTTTGTATCCTGATGCCATAATAAATACACACTTAATAGCCAATACCATATTGAATACAGCCCACGCATATTTTCCATCAATGAACAAAATAATGCCTACACATACAATGACCACCATCATTATGGCTCCGCACACGAATTTTACAGTTGCCTTTGTCATATCATTACGTTTTTACCGATTATCCCCGCACCCTTCTATCACGCCCCGCTGCTGCCGGCTGGCCAGCTTGTCGAGGTTCATTTGGGCTATCTCATTTAAGTCCCAGCCCATCACCGAGCAAAGGCCCGCAAGCTGCCACAACACGTCGCCAGCTTCCATAGCCATTGCAGATTCCAAATCACAATCGATATGCCGCGTCGACGGGTGCCGAAGCCTGTTATTGGTGATTGTCGCCTCTCCCTTGCGGATCGCTTTTGCAACCTTCGAGGCCAGTTCGCCTACCTCGCCGACGATGTTCAGCATCATGTAGGAATAATTGTCGCAGGTAGGCATGCACGTCGTCATGGCTTGCTTTTGGTATTCTGTAAGTGTCATAGTTATTCTGTTTTTTCGCCGTCATCCGGCAGTTCGACAAAATCTTCGCAAGCCTCATCCTCGAAATATGCGAGCATACCTTCTTTAGTACATTTTCCCACTCCGAAGAAATTTTGGCATTCAAAATTTGCGCAGCCGCTGCAAGTTTTCATATCCTTATTTTACTTTTCCTCTCAAAACTAAAATAGCTGGTATTGTTATTTTACTTTTGTACTATTACTGCCCCACAATTAGTTACTCCTTGTATTTCTACTCGACCTTCACAATCGCATCTTTCGGCACATGCAACGCGCCGCATCCGACCCACCAGCCACCATCGGACACGGGATAGTAAACTCCCTCAAACTCGAAGCACTCGACTTTCTTCCGCCGCTTCAACGTCAGAATCTTGTGTGTGCTCTTGTCAAGTGTCAGCAGGAAGCGCATCCATCTCGGGTGGTCGATATGCTCGTCGCCAAAGTACGACACATCGGTCTCGTTCCACCTCTTGAGATTTTCCAAGTTTTCCCGAAGGTCGCGCACGATCATCTCTTTTTGACTGTCAGTCCAGCGATCGTAATACGCCGCCAGCAACTCGTTAGGTAGTGAGGCTGATGCCGCGGTACGACGATTCATAGCGTACCGTATCGCCATCCAGCAGGTGTCCCACTCGACGGATGAGAGGGGTTGGGTAATCCTTTTCATAATTATTTCGAGGTTTTGCGAGAATATCGCTATTTCACCAATTCAAATTCATATACTACAACGTAGGGATTTATATCCCACGTTCCCCGTCCCGACACCTTGTCGATCAGCGTGGCGAAGGCTTCGCGGGGAGTGCTGCCAAGTTCTACAAACGCTCCGTATTTGTTTGAGCAACCGTATGGGCGAGACGTGGCCAACTCCTTTTCGTATCTTATTCCCTCCCGCAAACAATCCTCGTCGGTTATCTCCTGCAACCGCTCGACCCGTATGCCGGTAATTCGGATTCGGTGCGGCATAAGATCGGCACGGGTGAACATCTTGTTTGTCCAGCCGGGCGACTGTATAGCCGTAATAAACATGTCGCTCTTCTTGTGCGACACAATGTAGTCGGGATTAATCCCCGCGTCCTTGTAACTCTGCGCCACGGCGACGATATCGCCGACTTTATACTGAGCCATAGATATAAGCAACGCATCATGTCCTTTCTTATCATATTGAACATTTGACACTTCTTCCTTCGATGCATTTGTGCATGGTTGGGGCAATTCGTTGCGCCTCGTCATCGTCTTGCGTCCATTGATAACCGCCTCCGTCAGACCGTATCGGTCTTTGAACATTATCTTTTGCATTTCTATATCTTTTTGAAGTATTTGACAATCTCATCGGCGGTCGCCTTACGGTGGTCGTAACTGCTCGTTACTTGGTTTTCCATGCTCATATTATGATACTTTTCTATTTTCCTCACAATTAATTGCTTCTGCCAGTGCTTCACACATAGCCGTGGCGACCTGCGTCACCACGGCGTTGCCGAGGTACTTCTTCTGCTCCTCCTGGGTGCCGACCAGCACGTAATCGTCACCGAAGCCCTGAATGCGCTTCATCTCGGAAATCCGTAGCATTCGCATCGTGATGTTTACAATGCCGTACAGCGCGCAGAACTCCTTGATACGCCGCATCGCCGGGGTATCATCCGCACGTATTTCCCATGCCGGTTGCCCCTGTTCCACCTCCACCAGGTACGGCGGTCGCTTGTCCATCCGAGCGATCAGCGTGAAGCATGGAGCATCGACAGAACCGCCGGCCGACCGGTATTGCGGATTGAGAAGAAATTTCGCGGAAACAAGGTTCTGCTTCGGATTCGTCAGAAGTGCACCGCACGGGACGTCTACCGATCCCGTCTGTCCGCCGCCGGAATAGGAATTGACAAAGAACGGCCGCACCACCTGGAATCGATCCTTCGTCGTGAGGGTCGGCGCCGGGCTGTCGACGGAGGCATTATAACCGTTGCCGTAGTAGGCCGAAACGAAGGCGTGATGGTCTACCGTCGTCAGAGTCCCGGCCGGGCCATCGACGCCGATGTTCTTCCCCTGTGGATCGCCGCCAAATTGCTTCGACAGGAAGTTTACCCGAGCTATGCCCAGGCGGTTCTGCGTGGCAACCGTCGGGCACGGGGCATCGAGATCAGGAGCAATGTATTTACCGGTCTTCCCGTTCACTGAATTCCACTTCACGAGGAAGGCGTCTTTTCCTCCGGCCACGAACTTCACCAGCCCGGCATAGATGCGATCGAGCGTGGCATCTACCAACGGTTTGTGGCGCGTGAAGATCGACTCGCCGCGGTCATCGAAGTCCAGTACGTCGCGCACGGCCCGCCAGGGCTTCAGAGCACCGCCGAACAGATCGGCCGTCGGTTTCCGGGCATGTGTCGGACGGGGCCACACCATCGGCAGTCCGACCCGGGCGAAGAGCCCGAAGTAGCGAACCCGCGAGGTATAGGCACCGAAGTCGGCCGAATTCAGGACACGATGGTCGAACCGATAGCCGCGGGCACATACTTCCTCCACCCATTTACGGTAGAGCGTTCCCTTCTGCTCAGGGTCGGGAATCCATACGGGAGCGATCGTTGCACGTTTCCGCTTCCGATCGTGTTTGATGTCGAGAGGGCAACTCTCGAAACCGGTCTCCGGGTCGCGGACAACCTTCACCTGAAGAGGTCCCCACTCCATGAACTCGACGACATTCTCGATCTGAATGTAGTCGGGCCGCAGCTCTTCGATGTAGCGAAACAGATGCTCGGCCAGCGTCCGACTGTCGGCATCACGCGACATGCCGCCTTTGGCCCGCGAGTGGTTCGTGCATTCGAGCGACGCCCAAAGCACGAGCTTCGCATCGGGGTTCTTCATGCGCTCGACGGTCGTGTGCACCTTCATGGGTCCGAGGTCGAGCGTGCGGATGTCCTCGGTGAAGTGACGTGTGTGCGGATGGTTGGCAGCGTGCGACAGAATCGCGTTCGCGTCGTGGTTCACGCATGCGATCACCCGGGCGCACTTCTGCCCATAGATACGTGCCCGCTCGACCCCCGTCGAGGTGCCTCCGGCTCCGCAAAACAGGTCGATGTAGAGGAGTTTAAGTGCCATATTTCAAAATTGTATTTTCGGGTTTTGTTTGTCGGCCATTACCTTGTTGACACGCTCGATTTCGGCGTCGATCTCCTTTTCCAATCTTTTGCTTTCGGTCAACGCTCGGCCCGATCGAGTACGGAAATACTCCTTCTGTGCCTTGCGTAGTTGAGATACCTTGTCAAAAAAAGTTTTTGCGTCCATTTACTGCTTTTTTGATTGAGACAACACTCGACTTATTGGTACTCCAATACCTCTTCCAGTCCGCCGTACTCTTTCTACCAAATCCAATCGTCTCAAATAACCAGTCGGCATGAGATAGGCATCAAGCCCTTTGACTGCCACAATCTCATTCAACCACGTAGCAAGAGGTACTCCGTCAGGAGCATCACACCAAATTCCGTTTATTTTGAATCTGCCAGCCATATCACCCAAAATACTTTTTGCAGTTACATGAAACTATTATAGGATTTGCCCACTCTCGCTGAAATCCCTTCCATGATTTATCAGTTTTTCCATCAAAATCTCGATATAGCATGGCGAAAGGCAAAAAACCGGCTCGCCACGTCTGCTTCATTCGTTCTTGCGCTTTTTCAAAGCTATCACCTTTATAGCCAATCAATACATAGCATCTCATAGAATGGCTCTCACGGCTAAATCCAGCTTGCGATAGCATCCGTCCTGCAATGACAAGCGGTTCAAGATCGCTGGGTGTGTCGTATGCGAAAAACATTGATTCTGGGTGCAAATCACGCAGACGCCGGGCTATTTCGGGGGTAAGTTGCGCAGCCTCCAGGCCTCCGGTGAATTGAGGCTTATGTGGCTGACGTGACAACATGGAGAAGACTTCGTCGATGTGACTTTGCGAGCAGGCCAAAAGATTATCATCCTGCACGATCCATCCATCACGCACGGGCAACTCTCGGAGATGACTTCCTTCTCTTTTCGGAACGGCGCAGAACCAGCAACGATTCGGACACCCGCGAGAAGTGATGACATATCCGTGCCTCATATACATCCCCGGGACAAACTCGCCTCCTGGCTCATTATATGCCGGGCCACCAACCTTTACCGGAGCAACACGCTCCCATTGTTTCGCCGCCCATTCTGCCCAAGGCTTATCCCACGTGAATGTCACCGAAATATGAACCTCGTCCGCGTCATCAAAGAGAGACGGCACCTCTCTGATTCGCACAAGGTCGTCATCAGGTGTTGCATTCGTCTTTGTCGGGAATACTCGTATAATCCGTCTCATACTTACATCATTTGATTTGTTCAAGATTCCTTTCAATGATGGAATCGAGGTTGTAATCCGTGAGGCGGGAACATGAGAGTTGATGGGGAATGCGGTAGAGTCCCCGTGCCGGTGCAAAGTCATATCTTCCGGATAGCTTGAGATTCAATTTCTCGATGATCCGGCATAAGGCAGATACAATGCTGTATGCACGATGTGGCGGCGCGACCAGGATGCACCCGTCTATGACCCGCCACGCCTCATCCAGTTGGTCGTTGTACTGTCGCTCTGCGACGGTACTGATCTGGCCGAGCATCCTTGCGGCTATGGAGTGGACTTCTACGACCTCGTTGAAACAACGGACAAATGCTCTTTTTACCGCGTGCCGCATCATCCCGGCATCCGTCAACTCCTGCTCCATGTCGCACATGGCGTAGTCGAGACAAGCTATGCAGGTGAGCATCTGCACGGCCGTGGGTACATATCTGGCATCGGCTTCAGACGGTTTGCGGGGTTGGAGGTTGCGCCATGCCATACGCTTCATCAGCAAGGCCTCACGATAGGGTATTGTTGCCATTTACAGTACGAACTTTCAGTTTGTGGTTGGGGTAATGTCTCTCAAAGCACGGCGTAACGATGCGCACAGCCCGATCGAGGTATGCACGCAACTGCGGACTGATGCTGATAAATACGCAGTAGTCGCGCACTTCGGCCCGGTATAGTCCCAAATACATGCACGATATATCCTTTTTGGCGGCATTGACCGCAGAAAGGCTATCGTACACTTCTTGCCAAAAGGCGAGGAACTCTCCCGGAAATCTGTTTTTATCGGAGTTTTCTTTGGGCTCCCACGACCTGGCCAGGGCCATGCGGTCGGTCACTTTGCCGCCTCCGCCTCGCACCCAGTTGGTCGCCTGATAGTAGTTGACGAACTTGTCTACCTGCCCTGCCGGGTTTTTGTAATTCTTGAAAAAGAAAATTTTGAAAAAACTCTCTCTCTCTTCATCCGTCGGCGGAGCCGACAAACTCTCGATTTCTCCCGAAGAGGGAGATAAAGAGAGATTCTTGTCGGCGTCAATCACAAACGAGTAATCGAAGCCTTTTTTGCGAAGTCGCGATATGGATGTGCAGACCATGCCGTAGGTGTTCAAGATCATCTTAAACCCCTGTTCCTCGCCGACCTCCATCGCCCGCAACATCTCGGCGCAACTCGGTACCTTTTTCAGTTCAATAACTTCCGTCATTTCTTGTCTTTTTTATTATATTTGTAATGTCACATCGTTGACACTGCAAATATACAGATATTTTCTGTATGTACAAGCAAATTGTAAAGATATTTTCTGTATTTTTTATGAGTGGAGCCGATATAATATGTAAGTTACTGATACAGTATCGGTTGAATCCGAAGTCCTTTTCGGAAAAGATCGGATTAGACCGTCCTCAAGCTATCTATGACATTCAAAACGGGAAGACAAAGAATATTTCCGCAAAGATGGCTGACAAGATAATTTCTGCATTTCCTGAAATTGATCGCAGTTGGTTACTCACAGGTGAGGGCAACATGCTAAAGCCAATGGAAACAGTATTTGTTAAAAAGAGTGATGGTATCCCCTTCTATGATATGGATGTGACGGCCGGGATCACGGAGTCGTTCGCGGATGTGCGGGAAGAGGTGCAATACTATATCAATTATCCGCCGCTGAATGACTGTGACGCTGCTTTTCCGGTGTACGGGGATTCCATGGAGCCAGATTTCTACCCCGGCGATGTGGTTCTTGTGCGCGAAATTCGCAATGTTGATTCGATGCTTTGGGGTGAACCGTATCTCATTATCACCGATGCGACATGCGACAACCTGCGAACAATAAAGAATGTCTATCTCTCTGAAGATCGCCGCAGCTTCATTCTTCGGGCCACCAATCCTAAGTATTCAGGCGACACGATCGTCCCCCGAGACAATGTACTCAAGATATTCCTGGTTAAAGGGAAAGTAGCCAGGAGACAACTGTAAATAATTGAACCTTGATCGTTGTATAAGGTAATCTATTTGAGGAAATAAGCAAATGAAATATTTTATACTTGTTATACTTGTCTCAATCTTGCTGGTTGTATTATTGCTCAATTCTACGACACGCAGAATTAAAAAAATAAATGCCTTACTAAACAAGGACAGGAGTGTTGGCGACTTCATTAATACTCTTCAAGATTGGAAAATTTCCCCTGTAAAGTGTGATGGACTACGCATGGTGATATTCCCCGAGAATTTGCCAAAATACTATCTCTACATAACCTATAGAGATAGGAGACCAGAAAATAAGGACATTTCCAAGTTGTATCATGCTCTTACAGATGGGGAATCAGTAGTTACAAAAGCACATAAGAGGAATGTTCCAGTAGAGCAATTGATATACGACAAGCAATTAATATGTATCAAGAAAGCCATAGATTGCGTCAAAGATATGATGGCGCATGAAATAACATACTATAAAAAAGCTGGTTTAAAGGATATGGTTTACATTCTTGCTAAACCGACTGCCATTATAGATAGGTTCGCGTTGATATATGCTGTTGCTACGACCTTGTTAAATAAAACTATCCATAAAGAAATTTATGCACTTGAGTTAATTGACAATATGGTAAACAGCGGAATTATAACAAAAAAGGCTGAAGATTATGCAATATTCAGACTTGAAGAAAGAATTAATTATTTCATTGATGAGATTCAAATCGAAAAAAAGTGTTCTTCATTTATTCCGACTGCCATGATATATACGCTAAGGCATCCAAATGAGCCACCAACAAAAGACATTACAAAAATAGACCCAATTCAAGCTCTGATTCAATGGAATATCCTACTAAAAGTAATAGATCGACATTTTGGTAGTAACATAGAAATTTAATCTGTTGTTAATAAGCAGTTAAACAAACGTCATGACTTCAAATAAATCCGACAAGCACTACATATTAAAAATCCTGTTTTTCGCACTTGCATTGGTTCTCGCCTATCTTTTTGCTCTTAATGGCAGATACATAAAAGTAGATTACGAAGTTTACTTCGATAAATGGACCCGCCAAATGATCATCATTGATAGGGAGAAGATAATAGAATAATACGATCCTTATATGAAACCACTTTTCTCATTCCTGCTAACGCTCGCGCTACTGTGTTCGTTTGCGAGTACCCCGACAACGGCCGAAATAGCAGCTGCTGATACGACCTATGTCTACATTTGCACGGGAAGTTCCTCGACAAAATACCACAAGACGGCCTCATGCCGTGGGTTGAACAACTGCAAGGGGAAAATAATCAAAGTATCCCGGACCGTCGCCGAGGAGGAGTATCACCGCTCCCCCTGCAAAATTTGCAAACCGTAAAGTCCAGACAGGTTTTGCGGCTGGCCAAGCGAGTACATTCGTATGTACGCTCGGTCGTTATCAATAAATTATAAAAGATATTAGTGTTGTTGTTATTCTATTAATATTTTGCTTATTTTTGCATTCAGAAAGAAAAGCTATGGCAACATCTATTTTTAATTATGACCGGGCGCTGAATGCGTTGTTGTATGTGGCCAACCACATTGACGTCAGAAAGCGTGACATCCACAAGATATTCAAAATCTTGTATTTTGCCGATATGACTCATCTTAACAAATATGGTCGAGCCATAACCGGCGATCGTTATATTGCCATGAAATATGGTCCGGTGCCTTCTTCTATCTACGACATGGTGAAGATTGTCCGGGGTGATAGTTGGTATGTCCAAGATGATCTTAAGGCGTTTTTCTCTATACATGGCAACTCTCTTGAGCCGCTTCGTGATGCGGATACCAGCTATCTGTCTGAATCCGATGTTAAAGAGCTTGATTCGGCAATAGAAAAATATAAAGATGTTGATTTTAATGAGATGACAAAACTGTCTCATGGATCGGCTTGGACAAAGGCTTGGAGGAATCCGTATTGTGACGAAATATCGGTAGAAGACATTTTGCGTGAATGCGGCGCTGACGAGGATTATATTAGTTTTATCGTGGATGGGATTGCAGCACAAAAAGAATTAATGTAATGAATGCGGCAAAACGAGGAGACATTTTTCATCGCTATTTTTCCACGACGAAACCTCCGAAATATAAGTTTTTTGTTATCATAGGAGAAGACGAGGATAAATATGTAGGGTATTTCTTCATCAACTCGAACATTAATGACTACATTAGAAGGAACGATGAGATGTTTAATATGCAAATGCCTATTAAACCAAATGATTATGAATTTCTTGATCATCTTTCCTTCATCGACGCTCATGAGTTGTCAATCCTTAAAAAGAGTGATCTTATCAAGGAATTAAGCGTTGGAATTACTCAAATGAAAGGACATCTGAATGCAGATGATCTGGACCGATTACTTGATGCCGCCTTGAGATCGCCCTTATTCTCCGAAAGAGAAAAGGATTATTTTAGATAGAGCGATAAGTACATAAACGAGTTTCGATCTAAATTCTGCAGCCGTGCTATCTCACCTCGATATTGCCGACCAGTCGAACAACCCCACTACTTGAGCGTTTGCATTCCAGATAACAGACCAGTCTCGGTCGATATACCGATCGGTAATCTTTATGTCGCTGACGTGATTCAGCGCCTCGTGAACGGTATATTTGTCAATACCGAGCGCTGCTGAGCGAGCAATTGTTGCCCAGCTATGACGGGCTGTATAGAACGTCGTGCGCTCCTGGATATCGTCTCCATGGCGTATTGCTTCATCAACACGTTTCAATCCTTCATTCAAGGCTGTATTGAAATTGTTTCCACTTGCATAGAGTTGATAAAACCGGAAGAACCTGTTTCCGGTTTTATCTCGATATCTCTCTATGAGCGGTCGGATTTGTTCCTCAATTCGGATATGCATCTCGGCATGATCGGCACGACGTGATGATGTTTTGGCTCGATTGTATACGAGTATGTTGTCGTTGTTTTGAGTCGGACAAGTAAGCAGGTCAATTGCGTTCATACCGGCCAACGCAAAGGAAAGGAGAAAGCAGTCCCTGGCAAGGTTTCTCCGGATACTGTTCCAAATAGTGTGTCTAGGGAGGAATAAATAAAAAAGTCTACAGATTTTTTAGATTTGTAGTGACGAACCAACAAAAACTAAAAAAGGAGTAGACTTATGGTGTTGACAAAGGAACAACTTTCCGAATTAATATGCAAACATTCGGAGCGGGAAAATGGTCTTCAGGATCTGTTGGAGATCTTGTTGGAGAGTATGATGGTCTCGGAGCGCCGGGAATATCTCCGGGAAAACTCCACGTCAGGGAACAAATGCAACGGATTTCGCCCGGGGCATAGTTACGGTCATGGTCGTACACTGACGTTCCGGATACCACGAGATCGCTACGGGAATTTTCATCCCCGGATTCTGGCGATCCTTCGCCATCAGGAAGATGAATGCGAACGCCTTGCGGGAACGCTTTACACGAAAGGTCTTACGCAGGAACAGGTCGGCGAGGTATTCCAGGATATCTATGGCGAGCACTACAGCAAGGCGAGCATTTCGCGAATGCTGGACTACCTCCGAGAAGATGTCTCGCAATGGCTCACGCGCTCTTTGGAGACGTATTACCCGATCGTCTTCATCGATTGCGTACACATGAAGATCCACCGCAAGCGGAGTGTGGAGACCGAAGCTTTCTATGTAGTGCTTGCCGTGCGTGAAGACAAGCGGCGTGAAGTGCTGGGGATCTTCAACAAACCCACGGAGAGCGCCCTGGGCTGGGGCGAGATGCTCACAGAGCTGCAGGAACGAGGCGTTCGGAAGATCGGCCTGGTGTGTGCCGACGGGCTGAAGGGTCTGGAGGATGTCATCAGTGCGGTCTTTCCCGGAACCCCGCTGCAACGCTGTACGACGCACCTGAAACGCAATCTGCTGAGCTGCGTGCGCAACGGCGACAAGGGAGAGCTGGCCGAGGATCTGCGGCAG